TTGGATTTTAATGCGATATTTGATTGTGAGGTTACACCCACACCAAGTATTACCCCAACAATCTCCACAACTCCAACAATGACACCAACACCATCACCAAGTGACCCTTGTGGTGGTAGAGCTATTGATGTAACTATAAGTGGTTATACGCCAACTCCAACGGCAACATCAACTCCAACACCTACCCCAACACCTCAGATTACAAGACCTTGTAGTGTGTCAGGAACGGTTGTTTTTAACACAATTGATGGACAGCTTAAATCACCTAGTAGCAAACAATTCCAAGATTGTTATACTGGAGAAATGTATTATACGACAAATAGTATTCCATTGCCATCAGGAGGTACAATTAGTCAATTTATGATATTCAAAGCATCAGTTAATGGAAATTCAAAATGTATTTCATTCTTGGGTTATAATTTGGATACCATTGGGGTTGATTCAATTTCATTGGTAACCGGGCCTTTAGGGTTTTCTAATGTTGGTCAATGTTCACTTTGTGTTCCAGATGTTTCACCGACACCAACGGCCACCGTAACACCTTCTGTTACTCCAACAATGACACCAACACCAACGCCATCTATGTTACCAGGTTATTATGTGTATAGACAATGTGGTAATCCAACCGAATATGTAATTCAGACTTTGGCCATACCAACATTCACGCCAAATCAAGTGTTCAAAACAATTGCAAATGATTTATGTTGGGAATATATGTATTACTCATCCACATATCCAACATTACCATTGGGATCAACGTTTACTTATGTGAATGGAAGTTTCTTCCCATCTTTAGGTAATACATTCTTTAATACTTGTATTGATTGTTTGGTAAGTTTATAATTTGTTATATTTATAGTAATATAACTCAAAAATGAACGCACTTGTTTTTAACAATATCTTTGGTTTAAATCAACCATATACCGTTTATGTATGTGATGTCTTTGGTAATCAATGTATACTGTTGGCTTATATTGCAACAACCGTACCTGTCGTTAATACAATTATTCTTCCTCCACAATTTAGTTCAGCACCAGCAATTGGGGTTAAGGTAATTACAAGTGATGGGTGTGAAAGATTTAAAATTTTATATTGTAGTGAGGATATAAAAGAATTTATGGGCTTGGAGGATTTTTATTTTATGGATGGTGTCGGATATTTCTTTATGTCCTAACTATTTATAAAGAAAAAAATAAATGGCATTTCTTACCGATAGAACCTTAACAACTGGTGTAACCGTTAATGATTTAATTCACATTGTAATTACTGGTGATACTTCTCAAAATCCAGCAGGTTCTTCATATAAGGCAACAATGGGTCAAGTACTTGACTTGATAAATCCAACTACTCTAACTGGAGGTACATATGACCCACTAACAGGTACTATAACATTTTATGATGATATTGGTGGTAGTTTTAATGTCACTGGTTTAGTTACTGGTTATACAAATACCGCAGTTACAGGACTTACTTATAATAATGCAAATACATTTACAATTTTAGAAAATGATGGTACAACACATAGTGCTAGTTTTAATATTGTTACTGGTTTAACTATTAACGCATTATTAGATGGTCTATCAATTAAGAATGGAACAGGAAATGCCGATAATGTTAGTAACTTAATAGAAGGTATTAACGCTTCTAATGTTAAAACATCAATTATAAGAGCAGATGGTGCAATATCTGGAAGTAGTTTATATGTTAGTGGTACAACAGGTTATAACCAATTAATTGTTAAAACAACATATACCCCATCAGGAACAACAGATACAAATGGTGTACTTGGTGATATATCTTGGGATGCTAGTTATGTGTATGTCAAAACTGCTGCAGGATGGAAACGTTCAGGTTTAACAACTTGGTAATTATATATTATTTATAAAGTCAAATAATCCTCTATATTTTTTTATATGGAGGATTTAATTTTTGTAACAGCACAACCTGATGTTCCCTACTTTCATTGGCAAGTTAGAATTTATGTTCATAACTTTATAAGTTTGGGAATAAACCCCAACCAAATACACGTAATTTTTGCGATGGTTATGGGAAATAAAGAACCAACCAAAGAGTCGTTAGACTTGAAAGAGTTGGGAATTAATGTTCATCATTACTTAGATGAAAGACATAAAAAACATTATATACCAAACATAAAACCTTTTCTAATCTATAAATGGTTGGAACAATATCCCCAATATGGGAAACTATTTTTCTTGCACGATGCGGATATTATATTCAGAAAATTACCTGATTTTAATTCATTAATTAAGGATAATACAATCTATGTTTCCGATACAATTGGGTATATTGGACACGACTACCTAAAAAGTTGTAGTGAAAGATATGAAATGAAATACCCAACTTTAGAAAAGGATTCACTATTAACAAAAATGGTTGATGTTGTTGGAATTGACATTGATACCCTTAAAATCAATCAAAATAACTCAGGTGGAGGTCAATATATAATTAAAAATACCCCATCAAGTGAATGGTATAAAATATATATGGATTGTGTCCCACTTTATAATACAATGATGGATTATCATAAAGAGTTTCCAATTGATTTTGGTGCTATCCAATTTTGGACTGCTGAAATGTGGTCATTATTATGGAATTTATGGTATTTCAAATGCGATGTTAAAATATCAGATGAACTTAGTTTCTCTTGGGCTACTGATGATATAAGAAAATATGACCAACATAATATTCTTCATATGGCTGGGGTAACTGATGAATTAAAACATAATAAATTCTATAAGGGGGAATATATTAATGTGAACCCATTGGATAAATTAAAAGAGAATCCAAACTTTTTTGATTATGTGGATAAAAATAGTTCAACCATAAAGTATATTGATATTATGAAATCATTGGTAGAAAATAATGATTAATTGTATTTATCAATAATTAACGATATAAAATGTCAAAAGGTTTATTAGAACTTTCCCCAACTTGGTGTAATAATAAAATCATAACTTATGATTTTTGTTTGGCCCCTTATGCTTGTCTTAGTGGTACAACATCACCAATGCCGACACTATATAATAGTAAGGTTTATTATACAATACCCACAAGTCCAATAACATATCTTTGGTGGAGTCCAAATTTGAATAAATGGGTATTCTCTGAAGTTTTGGGAACTCCTAGTAATATAACATTAGATTATACTGGAGATTATCCATATACCTCTACTGTAAAATGGGACGGTAATTTTGTTGGTAGTGAATTCTTTAAGACTTGTGATTGTACTTGTTTTACAAAACCAAATTATTCTGATAATAATTTTTTACCAATTAATGAATGTGGTGTAATTACAATTTATCCAATGGGTATTAGTTGTACCCCAATACCACCATCAAAAGTAGGTGGTACTGGTAGTTTATCTTTATTGATAACTGGGGGAACTCCACCGTATTCTATTCGTCTTTTAAATTCAACAGGTAATTCAACATATGGTGTTATTGGGTCTTCAAATTTTTACAATATACCCAATTTATTAGTTGGTACTTATTTTGTTGAGGTTACTGATAATTTTGGTGATTTTCAACAAGTAATTAATTGTACAATTGTCGCACCACCACCATTACCCACTCCAACACCGCCACCGATACCAACAACACCGCAGCAATATCAAGAAATTACTTTCTGTTTAAGAATTAAAGCGACAGGTGACCGAAATAGTCCAGGTTTTAGTATTGATTTAAGTTTCATAATATTTTCTTTTAATTACACTAACAATATTATAACACCAATTTTTATTTCAAATACAGGTGAAGAATTTGTTATTTGGGATTATACTAGCAATGTTTGGTCGTTATCCGCAACGAGTTCTAGTCAACTTACAACTCCAAGTAAATTAGGGCCTCAAACTCCTTCAACTTGGAAGATGATAAATTCTACACCATTACCTCCATTTCCTAATATTGGGCGACCTGTGAATACTTGGAGTTTATTTAATACATCAAATCCGATTATTCCAGCTATTTCATCAACAAACGGTGTTTGTCTTGCTCCGCCAATATTAGTCTTTTGGATTAATGAAAGTTGGTGGCAATATTATGGTTCAAACATCCCACCACAATATCGTGGGGTAGCTTGTGGTGGAAATAATAAAACACCTTATTTTAAATGGTTTATACAAAATCCAGGAGGAGTTATAGTTACAAGTTACGACATATTATGTACACATATTGGTACTGGTGATGTATATTGGGATATAACAAATATTAATCCAAGTCAATTTGAAGTTAGTGACACGATTCCTTGGCAAAGTCCTGCGGTAACTGGGAGTACACAAAATAATTCATTAAGAAATAATAGGGGCTGGCAGGGTCCTTGTCTTCCACCTTTTTCAAACCCTAATTTTAGTGTAACACTAACAGCAAATTCAGTTAGTGGTTCGTTAACGGCAACAATAAACTTCATTTACTGTCAAACTGTAACTACCGGTATATGTAGTATATAAATCAACTTATGGCGATTTTTTCTGAAGTAACAATAAATCAAACAATATGTGGATGTGATGGAGGTCTAACAATATTCGCATCAGACGGTTATCCCCCATACTCGTTTTCAATTAATAATGGATTAAGTTATAACCCCTTCCCAATTTTCAATAATCTATGTGAAGGTAATTATGTTGTAATCGCAAATGACATATCTGGAAATTCTTCAACAAATTTTGTTACACTTAATCCCCCATCAAATCCAATTGCATATACAATATATCTGAATACAACATCACAGATTATTAGTACATCACCAACACAAGTAATTACAGAATATAAGACATATGTGAATGTATTCCCAACACTACAAAGTGGGGTTACAATTTCATTTAAAATAAATCATTCAAATTTATACCAATCATCACCAAACGAATTTTCATCGTCAGGTACATCAAATTCTTCATTGGTTATTGATACGATAACAATACCAAACACAAGTTCAGGAACAACAACTGGTTCAACCTTTAATCCAATTCCTGGATGTCAAGGAGAACCATTATATCTGACAACTTTTAATGAAGAATGGTCATCGTTGAGTTATACATTGGGAACTGAATTTGAATTAGCAACAATAGACATTGTAAATAAAAACGAATTCATTAATTGTTATATCGGAACTAGTCAACATAATTTCACAATCTCAAATGTGTCAATTAGTGGTTGTGGTTGTTGTTCAGCAATAACAGCATAAAAGATGAATTAATATATTTATTAGGTATGGGATACATTTTAAAAAATACATCAGGTTTAATTAACACCAGGCTAACTGACGCTGGTAGGCAAAAATTGTCACAAGGTAGATTCAATATATCATATTTTCAAATTGGAGATAGTGAGGTTAGTTATAGTGTTATACCTAATTTCAATTATACCAAATATAATGTCTTTGAACCTAGTTTTAATGCTCAGAATACAGCTGGTGCTCCTCAGTCAAATAAAGAAAATATAAAATACCCAATATTCGTTGATGAAATTGGGGGAAATACTTATGGAATTCCTTTTATGGATTCCATTGTTGAATCTGTGTATAATACAGCTCAACCTAGAGGGTTTTTCTTGGGGACATCAATTCCAAATACAGAAGAATATAATTGGAGTGCTTTAACAATGAATTGTTATGCTATTAGTGCTAATTATATCGTTCAAATGAATACCCTAAATGGTACAAATACTATTGATGTTATTTATAGTGGAAATAATTCAAATGTTATTAGAAATTATAAAGTTGGTGATATCATCACTATAATTTATGATGGTTATGGTAAAAGTAATTCATCTTGTTATACCGCAACTACCACCACAACAACAATAGCCCCAACTACAACTACCACAACAACTGACCCTTGTAGTCCTCCAGTACCTCCAGCTACAACCACAACAACAACTTGTGCTCCAATAGTATGTGGACCTTGTGAACCAATTGAAGGAGAAACTTGTGTTGTGGGATTTCAGAGTTGTTATCCAATTCTTACTTATAAAATTGTTGGGGTTTGTTTAAATACTTTAACATTAGATAGAACAACCCCGGATTATTCTTATTTATCTAACCAATGTTATGGTAGAACTATTATTTATCCATCAGGAATGACGGAAATATATGATAGTGTAACACCCTCGCTTCATTGGAATAATGATGTTATTAATTTTGAATCCGTTTGTTATAATGACCAATTTAATGTGAAGGTTTGGAATATGAACATTCCTTGGTCTGAAAGTCCAGCAGGTCTTGACTCATCAACATCCAATGACTATACCAAGTTTGGTTCAGTTAATTATTTGGGTTCAAAAGAATATTTGGGGTACGCCAATAGTAGTGGTCAAACAGATACAAGTTTTACATTCTATATAAATTCTTTTGATGAAATTGTTCAAGTTTTACCACAAGACCAAAAAGCAATTGCCATCATTCATTATACAAATCAAACCATTGATTTATTCTATGGTGAGAAGTTTGCTACACAGCCATTTGATGATAGTGTGGAAGACACAACTGGTCAAGGTAGAAACTTTAAATTACATCTTCCTTGGTTGATGTGGCATAAAAATCCAAATTGTTGTTTAGGTCAGACATTTTGGATTGACCCTCCAGGTTTTGAAGATTTGGATTTATTCCAAGTTAATTATATTAAGTCAACCAAGAATCTTGAGATGAATGACCCAGGTATTAGATATTTCCATTTGTGGGATAATAATCCTAATGTTAATGCTCTAACTCCAAACATTCCAAATCGTGTTGGTAAGGTATTTCCTGACTTAAAAATTATTGTTATTGATGATGAAGAATTGATTGCCGCGATGTCATATAAGTCAAATAGAAATTGGACATTACCAGCCCCAAAAGTTGCCTTAATTACACCAAATATTTGTGGTTTGGATAATAATTCGGTTGAGGGTATTTTGACAGGTAATACTGAATATCTTTATGTGACATATAGATTATCTAATTCATATGGTTTTACGAATTCATTACATTGTAATTATTATCAAGCAATTCAAGGACCTAATGTGAGTTGCAATCCACTTCCATCACAAAATGTAAGTGTAAGGTTTGGTGGTGAGTTTGGTTGTCTTTCAACTCAATTTAATCCAATCACAACCACAACAACTACGTTTAACCCTTGCCCTTGTTGGTTTAGTGGATTTACTATGTTTTATCAGATTAATAATGTATTTTTAACTCTTGTCGTTATACCAACACCAAAAACATTAAATAATTATCCAATATTTAATGTTTTTGGTAATGAATTTTACGCTAACATTAGTTGGGATTCAACTAATTGGGTTTTTGACACGGCAGCAAATGAGTCTTATAATATATTATTTGACACTAATGAACCAATTGGTAATTATGAAATTATAGGGGCTGGAATTTCAGGGGTTTCTCAATGTGGATTATACAATAGAATAGTTACCACTCAATGTATTTCTGGTGGATCAATTTGCGATAACATTTTCTATGATTTTGCATTATCAGGGGGTACTGGAATATATACCGATCAAGACTTAGGTAAGTACATCACATTTAGTGGTAATACTTGGGTTTTAATTGAAAATAACATTGTTGAAGCCACATTAACTGGATTAACTAGTGGTGATACACCATATGGTACTTGGACAACAACTACTCCATCGTTAACTGGTTTCACAACAACAAATTATGATGACTTTTTTACATTTGGTTGCGAATGTATTACATTGACAACTAATCTTGTAACAGCTGGGAGTTCTATGATTATTTATACCGATTGTTATGGTGTTTTAAATACATTAGATGCTGATTTTGGGTTTGGTATTGATTTATGTGTTTATAATATAAATGGTGAAACAAGTGAAGTTTCTTGGTTTTATGTATCTGGCGATACACTAGAACAGACCGAATGTGTTAGTGCTTGTACTACAACCACAACAACTGTTAATTGTTCCCAATTTATAGTTACAACCACAACAACATTCCCAGTAATATCTACAACCACAACAATATGTCCATCTTATTGTTCAATGCCTCTTGGATTTTATGCCGATACATTCCAAATCATTTGTCAGAAAGTTGATGGTAATGGAAGACCTGAACCTAGTGAGTGGAAAATAATTGATTATACCGACCAATTAAGTGGTTCAACAATTAATGGTTACTTAACCGAAGAAGGTCTAACGGGAAATACATTTGTTATTACACAAGACTTATATGATGAAGCGGATACATATGTATTAACCGACTATATTGATTTACCATCAGGAACAACAACAAATCTTAATTTTGGTGATGAATACTATTTCTATGGAAATTTAGATACAGACATTCAAGCCACAATTTATGAAATGAGATATAAAATAAACTTGGGTCAATCAGAGTTTTTGGTATCATCAAATCCAACTTGGGAAAACACCAAAAAAGTTCATCTGTCTGAAATTGGTCTTTACGATTCTGACAAAACTCTTATGATTGTATCGAAACTACAATCACCATACCCAAGGAATGGTATTCAACAATTTGTAGTTAAATTTGATTTTTAATTATGTCTAAAACAATTGAAACAACCCCCAAAATACTAGGTTTAGATGTGTCCACCAAGACTATTGGTTGGGCACTTTTTGATATCGCATCAAAAGAACTTTTGGAATTAACTCATATTTCTCCTGTTGTCAAACCAAAGGAAGATAACAAAATTAAGGAATTATTTCTTAAAACTGAAATCTTTAAAACAAAATTGGAACAATATAAAGGACTTGGTATTACAAAGGTAGTAATTGAAGAACCTCTACTTAATAGTAATAATGTTTATACGATACAAACTCTGTTACGTTTTAACACCATTATTTCAAAGGAAATTTATGATGCCCTAGGTTTAGTACCAGAATATATCTCAACCTATAATTCAAGGAAGAATGCTTTTCCTTGGTTGGTTAAAGAAAATGATAAAAAGAAACTTGTTTTATTTGGTGGTTTCCCAAAAGATTGTGATAAGAAACAAATCATTTGGGAACAAGTTGCAAAGAAAGAACCCCAAATTAATTGGGTCTATACCAAAAACAATACACTCAAAAAAGAGAATTTCGATATGAGTGACGCTTATTGTTGTGTTCTAGGTTATATGAAACAAGAAAATATATGGTAAAATAAAACCCCACTTTTTAGGTGGGGTTTTATTTTATGGTACAGCAATATCTCCCGATATTGTCCAAGAATATGTTCCTATGATATTAGATCTGGCGGTGTCAGCGGCACTACCTATTTGATATTGTAACCCAAGAGCCCCCAAAAACACACCATTTTGTAATGAAGGTAAGGAATTCCATCCAACTAAAAGTGATTCATAATTTGATTGACTTATTCCACAAGTGTTTAACATAAATGACATACTTGTAACATTTGAAACATCCCATCCACTTATATCTTGATTAAATAATGTCGCATTTGCGAACATACTTAACATATTTGTTACATTAGATACATCCCATCCACTTATATCTTGATTAAATAATGTCGCATTTGCGAACATATTACTCATGTTAGTTGCATTAGACACATTCCATCCACTCAGTGGTTGGTTAAATACTATTGCAGTTGAAAACATTCCAGACATATTTGTTATATTGGATACATTCCAATTATTCAACGGTTGATTAAATGATGTTGCCGAAGTAAACATATTTGCTGAATTAACTAAGTTAGATACATCCCAATTATTTATATCTTGATTAAAATCAAATGCGGTTTGGAACATTCTAAGTGTAGTTGTAACATTTGATACGTCCCAAGAACCAATAGGGTGATTAAATGATGTCGCATTTCTAAATGTTTCAGTCATATCAGTAATTGTTGAAACGTCCCAAAACTCAGCATTATTGATTGTTGTAATTGAAGTACAATTTCTAAATGTTTGAACTAATGTTGATGTTGTTGATAAGTCAATGAAATCTGTAGTCCCACTCAATTCCAAATTAACACAACCATAGAAATGACCTGGTGAATCACCTAATTCTAAAATACCCCATTGTTTAATCTCCATTAATTTTCCTCTATCTCCACTATTATTAAATGTCCAACCACTTAATTGTCCACTAATTGATACCTCATATGTACCAACTGCGGTATATGTATGTTCAACATTTGGATCATTCCAAGTATTAATTGTTTCAACTACACCATCGCCCCAATCCACATCAAAACTATATGAACCACCACTTACTAAAGGTAACTTAAACGTATCAATATTTGTTGACCCTAAACTAATTTTTGTTGTATCTACCGTAAATATAAATGGAGCTAAAACTGGTAGAGCACATACTTCACAACTTATATCATAATAAACTTTAACCCCAACAATTACTTCAGAATCAATATATTCTTGTGGTGGATTACTTATTGTTCCAATCGTTATTTTATTTTCAATTGGTTCAATATCTACATATGTTATTCCGGAATAACTCAATAACAAAATCTTAACCGTATCGTAATATAAATTATCCGCAGGAAAATCGTTTAATGTTGTTGCAGTATAAAAGGTTTGACCTGTACTTGATGTTGTAACACCAGATAATGTCACTTCAACCTCAAATACCGCTGAATTTAGAATACAATTTGTGTCACCAGATGTCAAGTCCTTAAATCCTTCTATTAACATCTGTTGTGGACCTTTTCTTAGATTTTGTGTCTGATTGGTTAATAATCCTTGTGAAATGGTATAAGTTTGATTTGATTGCAATAACGTATAACCTATTAATGTTATACTTCTACTCAATGTACATCCATAAGCATCCGTAATTGTAACAGAATAAGTCCCTGCTGAAAGATTATTAATCGTTAGACCTGTTTGTCCATTTACATTTGGACTCCAATTAACGGCAAATGGTGGAGTTCCATCTGTAATGAAAATACTGATTTCACCATCATTTGAAAATAAAGGATTCAATGATGATAAAACATAATTTAGATTACTTAGATTTGGTATTGTTATTGGTAAAATCTGTTGACATAAATTAACATCCGTAACTTTTGCAGTATAATTCCCTGGTAATAAATTTTGGAATGTATAAGTTAATCCTGTTTGACCAAAAATGTCATAACCATTAATTTCATACCTATATGGTCCAGTTCCTCCACTAGTAATTGATAATACAACTTCTCCATTCGGTAAATTACAAGTAGCGCCAGATGTTATTGCCGATAAATCAAATAACACATTATTACTAATAACCACAGTACCTGAATAAGGACATATGTTTAATGAATCCGTAATTGTTATGGTATAAGTGTCAGAACTTAAAGATGTAAATATAAATCCACCATTTTGTAATGGTTGTATCCCAATTTGTGAATTATTAAGAGAATCTGTTAAAGTATATGTATATGGTGCTGTCCCACCGAATATAGATATTGATATTTGACCATCAAAATTATTGCAATTTGAGTTTGTAACATCAAATGTAACAACAGATATAGCACTAGGGGTTAATAATGTCGTGTACGCAGTTGATTGACATAATCCAGCATCTGTGACTGTGGTTGAGAAGTAACCCGCAGGTAATCCGGTGAATGTATAAGATGGTGAGAATGTTATCACAATTTCACCATTTGAACCTTGTATATGATATGGGGCAGTTCCCCCTGAAATATAAACAGTCGCCTCACCTGTGGCTGAAAAACAAGTTGGTTGAGTATCAATTAAAATTAAACTTGTTAATATGGGTACTGATTCTATTATAGCTCCTTGAGACGTACTACATCCAAAGCTATCGGTAACTACAACAGAGTATGACCCATCAGATAATCCGGTAATAGATGGTGTTGTTTGTCCATTAGACCAAAGATATGTATATGGTGGAGTTCCTGTTAGTCCCGTAACATACAATGAACCTAAATTTACAGCGCAAGCTGAATTATTAACCTGATACAATCCAAAATTTAATGTTGTTGAACTTTTAATTATACAACTCTGACTTTTACCTGAACAGCCTCCTCCATCATCAGCAATTACATAATATGTCCCTGCCGACAAAGTATTAAAAACGGCAGTATTAACTGGTAGTGATATTACTTGGGATATCCCATCATTAACTTCATATAAATAAAATATTGAGTTATTGTATAAATTATTAGTTGTTGCGGTTATAGACCCATTGTCAAAACCACAAGTTGTATTTGTGGAGTCAATAGATACACAAGTTCCTGACGATATATTAATATTAACCAAAAAATACGTATTCCCTGAAGAACAGCTATCAACAATATTAAAGGTATACGTTCCAGCAGTTAGTCCGGTTTGCGAATATCCGGTAATACCAAGACCTAATACAGTTGTTCCTGTTGTTGGGCTAATCCGTTGGATTATGTAATCTGGCGCTGTCCCATCAATACTAATATCAAAAGCACCTAAACTACTATTTGAACAATCCCCTGTTATACCATTAATTCCAACTCCTAAATCACAAGCCATTAATTACAATAAATTTTAAAGTTTATACCAATATCTATACTAAATGTAAATCCACTATCGTCAGTTGAACACACTTGATTGTAAACAACAACCGTATTACTATCAGTTAAGTAATAATCATATCCCAAGGATTTTAAAGAGTTTAAAGCTGAAATCAATGCGTTATAATATTGTGTTTCAGTTGGTGCATTAAATGGAGCTATTGAATATGTGTTTCCGGTGAAAAATTCATTCTGAACAATGGTGTTACCACTTACTTTTAGTTCAATATACCAATTACTTTGTAGTGTGTTTAATAAACAATCGTTTAGTTCATATCCATTTACACTTAAATAATTATTCAAAATACTTCCTAATACTCCAGTTAATGTTAATATTTGAGGATTTGACTGCCAAGAATAAATTTGACACTCAACAGATTCAGCACTACAATCATACTGAAATACATCTGTAATAAGTGTTGATGGTCTATTGAGTGGTACTCCACCTTTAAATCCGCCATTATTATTTTTAACACTTCCACCATCATTAAATTTAATTGATGGAACTTCAACACCACTAGGTGGTGTTGATATTGATGGACTTGTTTTAGGATCTTTAATTGGAGGGAATTCTTGAGCCCCACCCTTATCATTAGGCACAATTTCGCAACCCTCTTGTCTTCTCCAAACAAATTTTTGTCTATGGAATATTGAATTTTCCATTCTAATTCCTGTGTTCCAAATTGTTGTTGCGGGAACCATTTGTTCAATCAATCTAATCCAATAATCACCCATCCCATTAACGTATTCAATCATATTTTCATATTTGAAATTGTTATTTGGTAGATTGGCAATTTCCTCAGATTGGATATATCTCCAATAGATTGAATCCAAGGTTGGATACCCCCCAGTTTTTCCATTTGATGAGAATTGTCTATTTCTAACATTGATTGTATTTTGCCAAAATGTTTGAGCAAATTCAAAGAATGTTTTTCTCTTTGGTTGGGGATTGATAATAGTCCAATCCACCCCACCTTTATTAGGATAATATTTAATTGGGTTTGGGTCACATGCTGTTGGTTGAATATAATTTAAACCTTGATTTGGGATTGGGTAATTGTCTTGTCTTGACATTGACCATACATCATATAATAACCCTTGAGCTGGGTTCATAAAGATATCAACGTTTTTAACATTTAATACCAATCTTTCATCATCAACAAAATACCTTGCATTTAAATTACCATCTAAATTACTCCGTAATCCAGTTTCGGTATCAAACCAACTCTTATTATTATCAATTTGAGAAGTTAATCTAAAACCAAGATTCATAAATGGAAATCTCCTATATCTATTTAAATATATTTGACCATATGATGGTGGTAGTAGATTTGTCTGTAATACTGTACTTTGACCTGTAAATATACTAAATGTTAAATTAATAACTTCTGGGCCTCTGTGTTGTGGAGTTTGTTCAAACCATCCTCCTCCAATTTGGAAGAAATAACTCTCCGTATCTTCAGGTGTCCTTGGGTAACCTTGAGAATCTATCGGATAATCCTCCAAATTTAAATTAACACTAGTAATTGAATTTGTTGAGGTGAATCCCGTGTATTCAATACCTTGAATTGAAAATATATTTCCTTCTTCTAATATTGGGGTTTCTTGAATATATGTCCCACCAGAAATTAAACCCCAATAAGTGTCAAATTCAGATAAATTAATTCTTTGGTCGGCTAAATAAATATATTCATTGAACTCAACCAATGCTTCAGGGGCTCCAACTAACCTTAATAAACCTTCAATTGATTTTCTAGTACCTTTTGATTTAAAAAGATAGGCTGAATTTAATATTATATTCCTAAAGTATTGATAATTTAATTCATCCGGAGTTGAGCGTATTGCTACACCACTGAAATTTGAGGTGTCCGTATTTGTATCACCGAATATTGAGGTTAAAAAATTGTCGTTTGATATTGGTGTTATATTTGTATTCCATCCTAATGTTTGTGCTAAATTTTTTAATAACTGGGATGGAATATCATTTCTAACTGTATAATTAACCGAATTTACAAATGATAGAGATGTAATGAATTTTTGAACATCATCAAAACTTCTACCGAAAATTTGTAATATTTTTTCAATTTTTCTATCATCAGTGTCAAATTCTGTAAATGCTCCAGTTGCTAAAAACCTTGATACTAAATTTGTTTGTTGATTATCATAATAAACCGCAATTTCATTTAAAGAAGTTAAATATCTATCAAAATTAGATGTTAAAATATCAATATTCCATCTACCATACAACGGAAAAGTTATTTGACGATTTTGGATATAAACTGTTCCATCTTCAGCTTCAATTGGTACTTTGAATGTTGAGGTATATAATGGTGTTATATCCCTATTTAATAAGAAATTTTCAACATCATCTAAATCTTCATTGAAGACTTTTGCAACAACAAAGTCATTTGGTCGTATAACTATATCATTATATATTGTTGTTTGACCTAAAAATGGATTTCCACTTACATATATTGTTAAATAACCACTAGTTAATCCGCTTGTTGATACTATTCTAGTTACATTATATCCATTACCTAAATAATACAGTGAATAATTGACATACTGAGTTGTCATATCTCTCAATGGAGATACTTTTATTTCTCTTAATTCCAAATTCCTAGTTGAATTAACCGTATAATCAATTTCAAAAGGATTACGAATTCTTGATAAATTCAATCGGAATGAGGTTTCATTCGCTACAACGTTATAAACAATATTTTCTGCGGTAACACCGGATGTATAATCAATACTAATTGATGTTGATTCAATTGCCGCAGGGAAATAATTAATAATTTTTGTGATGGCAGATGATATCCTTTTGACCATTGAACCATATAAAACAAAGTTTGTTACTTGAGATAAATCAAAATTTGGATATATCTTAAAATTATTCTCAATAATTGCCTTGGCTTGATTAATATCGGTAATTCCCATTGAGTCCAAGCTCATTGGATTTGAGAATACCCCAGTACTAAAATTACGATTAACTTTTTCAGTAACCGCAGTTGTGAAATTAAAATTACCTTGAGTTAAACCACCCCCAGTAACAAGTTGGAATCCTACCAAATTGTCAGAAAAAGTACCTTCACCTGTTGGTGGTTGTGGGGGACAAGTAAATTTAGCCATTATTGAGTTATATTTGTGAAGTTTTTACTGAAATCAACATTATCTCCTCTGTCTTGTCTAACCTCAAATAGAAGGTCATTAAATTGGTCTCGTATTTCGTATAAATTGTATTGTTTATATATGTTATTATTACTATCGTATAATGTGTAAATACCATCATCAATTGATTTGGTCTGATTGCCAAATAATCCAATAGCCAATGTTGAAAAGTCGTGTTCAGCAATTTCAATATCCATAACAATCGGATTAAAGAATGTATTTGTTATAATAATATTCTGATTTGGTTGTCCAATATATGGTACAGCATTAGGTTTGTTAGATGGTGCGGTTGATGGTGATAATGTACAAAATATTAGATTTGAATTTGAATCTGTATATCGGTATCTAATTGACCTCTGAGAGGTGTTTGTTAAGTTTTGGACAACTGGTTCGCAAAAGAAAGATGATGTAATGATACGGAAGAAATTGGGTATTTTAGACCTATCTGTATTCAAGTATTCAACTCTGAATCCAACCAACCCTTGATTGGTGAATTTATTTCTAAATTCATTTGGAACTGAGTTTAAATCAATAACCAAACCCTTAACATTAGGTAATGCTGATAATATGCCGCAATCCAAAATTGTAGTTCTAATTTGAGCAGGTCTAATCATTAATGTATAGATTCCAACTCTGTTAAATTGTTCCGCAGGTAATGTTAAATTATATAAACCACCCAATATCTCAACATTGGCGTTTCCACCAGTGCTTGAGTTATTGAAATATGGTCTTAAGATTGATTTCGCATTTAATTTTGTTAATAAGAAGTTCTGTGTTTCATCTCTTGATGGTGTATAATTCAATATAATTTCAACATCTTCTGGGGAAACATCCGCTTGTCTTATGGTTCCATAATTGCCTATTGCCATTTTTTTATTTGTTTTTTATAAATATCAATTTTATGTTTTTATAACATTAAAAAATCCATAACCATACTTGGTTAAATCCCCAACATTATCTACCTCACCCAATCTCATAAGTCTCTCTAAAGCCGAATTCTTTCCTCTCTCAACAAATACAGCAGATTGTACTTCAGGTTCATCAACAACATTTAAGAGATATTCTTCCTTGGTTATTGCTGAACATACAACATCAATTGGACTTACACCTGAAACAACGAATATGGTTAAATCTTCAGGATAGTCAAAATAATCTAAATTATTGATAGTATATGCGGTAAATGGAAATTGTGGATTTGGTTGATATACAATACCCTTTACTCCTGTTGATCCAGTTACTGGGGTGCTATGTTTAAATTTAATAGGTCCATATTGTACTAAGTCATTGATTGATGAATTGGTATAACCTGATATAACCAAAGGTCCATCTAAGAAGGGATTATCCCCACTCTGATATATTTCACAAGTTGTGTCTCCGCTAAACAAGTAATCATAATCTAATGAAGTACCTGACCAACTACCACCTAGTGGGGTAAAGGTGGCTGTTCCACTTACATCATCAACTATCACCGCTGTAAATGGAATGTAAACTTTTTTGGTTATTACACTATTTCCCCAAGGACTCATTCCACTAAAGGTTATTGTATATTCACCTTGTTGTGGGTATGTATGGGGATATGGAAATGGGGTGTTTGGTCCAATTATTTGAGTAGAACTAGAGTCACCCCAATTAATATAATAATTTGTAAAACTCAAATATTTCTTTAACTCAACTTCTGATGTGTTATAAAAATAACATAGAGTTGGGTTTGATGGTGAACCTGAAACAATGAAATTTAACATCGTATCTTTTTGAGATATTGCCCCATCAAATACCGAATAATGTCCAACATCAACAGCGGTTTGGGATAACATTATTGGGATTGTTAATCCAGTTAATAATGATGTTCCGTTTGTTCCTCCGGATAATATTTGAGTCATTGAGGAATACGCAATGGTATAACCAGTATATTGTATTGTCGTTGATGTTGTTGTTATCTCACAACAAGGATCAGGTTCACTTGTTGGTGAATTTCCCGCATTATACCTAACAAAAAATCTGTCTCCATTTATAACCTCAGGCGATATTCTTATATGTAAATGTCTATCACTCATTATTGTCCAACGTATTCATACCATTTTATTGGGGTTGCCGTCCCTATCCTTTGATTGTTACCCCCATCAAATACTTGATAAGTTTTTTTATCATAATCCAAAACAACTTTATTATAAAAATAAGTTGACCCAGAGAAATTAAACCTACCACCACCTTGTGGTAATACTGATTGGGGTTTATTCATCATCTTTACAAAAACACCTATTTTTGCATCAAAAAACTTTGCTGTCATATAAAAAGTATCAATATCTATAAAACTTCTACTTCTTAACCAATAAATAAAAAACCCCTCCTTGTCACCAACATAATCCAATTTAAATTTGGGGTATTTTATTTGAACTGGCGGGGTTAATGGTGATATTGTCGCACTAGTTGTAAATCCTTGTTGTGTTGGTATTATTATTGTAAAATAATTTATTTGAGTTTTTGGGTCTGATGTATCATAGAAATCCAACTTAAAAAATGAATTCGTAAAAGGTTTTGCAACGTAATATAGTTCCGCCGAATTGAACCCCTCAGTTATATATGAATTAACCCAATCTGTTGATACTGTTGTTGACGTTAATGTTCTTGGTGTACCTGTATTATAAAAATAAAACTCATAATTAATATCCGTTTTAGCATTAATCGGATTAATGACATCATGAGCAAAACGAGTTATTTCAAAATCTTCAGGTGAACCAATAATTTGGGTTACAACATCTCTTTCAAATGACTGAATAGCATTTGACCTATCCAAGAAATCCCATTGTATTTCAACAGGTAATTGAATTGATAAATTTGTTATAGGTAGTTTAAAATAAAAATTATTCACAAGGGTCAATAGTTGGTTGTTCAATTATGGTTAAATCCTGATATGTATAACCTTCTGGTATTATCCTAAAAAAATAGTTTGTGTGTGGGTAATGAGTACCATTTAAAAATGGATAACTCACACCCAATCCAGTTCCATCAACATATCCATAACTATATATATCTCTCCATTTAAACACATTATCTGTGGTAGAAAAATATGCGTAATTTGGTATAACATCAGCCTCTTGTGGATTAGCCTCCTCAATATAATTTGAAAATACTCTAATTTTTAAACTATAATGAGGTTGATAATAATATCCTCTTGGGTTAGTTGCAACATTACTGTCATTAATATTAAATACAGTAGGGTTGTACGTTATTTTATGAAATAGATTTGATATTACACGTTCTCTTTGTTCGTAATCATTCCATTCACATAATGCACCATCTAATATATCGTCTTCTTTTAATGGATTAACATATTTGAATGTAGGTCCATTGGGTTTGCTATATGTACTATAAGTAAAATTTGTATCGGAGTTAGTATTTAATGTACTCCACCAATTTGTTGGTGTTCCACTACTAGGTAAATTAAAAAGATAACCTTGTTTTATTCCTCTACTTGGATTTGGGTTTAAATCTAATGTCCAACCAAAATAACCCCTCCAAACCACAGTAAAAAATAATTCTGTTATAGGTCTTCTTTGATTATCTAATAATGGACTAATTGATAAGTCAGTATTGAATGATAATGTATATGATTGAGCACCTTCCAAAACTGAAACTCTAGCTACCTTATTTGGTGTAAAACCTGAACTTTCATATTTCTTTTTTGTTCCAAAAACATTTTGTTCAAATCCAGCTTTAGTCATTACAGCATCTTCAAGATTTGTTAATATTTTGTGTCTTCTGACATAATATTTTGATATTGTGTCACCAGTTTTGGTGTTAAATATAATTCGTCTAAATCTTCCAATAACCCCATTATTAAAGGTTGACCCAGTGAATCCTGTGTCAACAATATTAAATGTATATTGGTTTGTATCGTATCCTTCATTACCTAATGAATAAACTTGGAATGTGTCATTTCCATTGTAACTGAAATTCATTTTAAAAAATTCTCCAATTCTCAATCCGTGTTTTATTGGACAATTAAATGATATTAATGGTCTTCCTGCATAAGTTCGTTTTTGAATTACGAATGGAATACCAGTTGACGCTGACCAAGAAAATGTTGTGTTTGTTGAATTGGTCGCTTCTAGTTCTCTATCAACATTATCAAATGGATAACTTAAATAAAACCCCCAATTATATGAACTAGCACTTTTGGGAATAAAATCAACATGCGGTAATGTTGAACCTGATGGTATTGTATAACCTAATACATTGTAATCGTTTCTAACAAAATCAAATTCATTAAATTGAGGATAACCCGACCAAGCAACTAAGTTTGAACCAAGATTACATTGAGTTGCTGCCGCGACATCAGCATTAATATAATAAAGATTGTTTTCAAATGGGGTATAATTTGTTGACCCAATTAAAGTATTTTTAAATAATAATGAGAATTTACAAGATGGTCTGAATATATCAGATAATTGTCTTTCTTCATTGAATACTTGTTCCAATCCAACATTAACACTTCTGTCAAACTCGTCCATTTCTTTCTGAGTTTGTTGTAGTGGTACTTGGAATAACAAGTTTGTATTAGGTGCTGATTTGTACCTAAGTGACCCTAATACAACTCTCAAATTATTATTATTTCCCATTTATCTAATATTTTCAAAATTTATCCATTTTTTTGCAAATCTATCCCAAGCCGATTTTCCTTTCTTCAATCCAAAATAAAAATAAAATGGTGCTCCAACTGTTACTGTATTTAAGTCAAGATTGTTTCTTTGCCAAGAAGTCTGAAGTGGGTCTAATGACGGTGTTGTCCAAAAGTCTTGTGTTGGTGGTGTCGTTCTGTTAATTGAGTAAATATACCCTTTGAAATCATCAGTAAACAAACCAGAATTACCACTTCTAAAATATCTAGATAAACTACTAGCTCTATCTAAACTTTGATATTTGTGACTATGAAAAAATTGACCACTAATAGGTCGTTTATACCAATCGTTTTTTTGAGCACCAAAAATACTTGACTCTGGGTTATTATCTGAGTTTCTCTCTATCTTCCATTGATAAAATGGTACTTCTTGTGAATAACAATAAAAGTTATTAAAAGCACAACCATCATTTAACATTACTTGAGAATTAATAATAGTTCTCTTAGGTGTTATGTAGTCTCTAATTTGAGTATCTGACGAATAAAAAATACCAAAAATAACGTCTCTGTTTCTACCTGAAGTAAAATAAACTGGGTCAATGTTAAATGTTGCTGGTGGTGATAGTGGAGGTAAACTTGGATAACTTTCGGCTTCAAATGGAACAACACCTAATTCAGAATTGATTGAAATCATTTGAGCGTAATCTGCGTCAACGGTTAATTGTGGTCTAGCAAAATAATTAAATATATTTCCACCTTGTGTTCCTCTAAATATACTTCTATATGATGTATTTAACAATCTAGTTATTATTAATAAATTCAAAAGTTCAGAAACATCTTGATATGATGTACTATTTAATTTGTTAACAACATATCCATCATAATCATCTGAGAATACTAACTCTTGAATATAGTCAGTTCTAGGCCCTAAATCCATAATTGTTGTTGGGAACATTAAATCTCTACCATCTGGTCTATTACTTATTTCAGGTGCTGGTTTACCATAAAATCCTGTACTAGATATAGTTGTTCCAGTTCGATATGGACTACTTCTATAATAGAAATTATTAGTATCATCATCAAAGTATATAACATCTTTACAATATTCTGGTGTGATATTACCTGAGTTATCAAATATTTTATTATTTTTGAATGCAAAGGCGTATAATGTTCCGTTTACCCAATTTTGAGTAAATAAATGTGAAAATACATTTCTACAAGCACCAAATGTAATATTTGTTCTTGACACCCATTCAATTATTAATCTTGTGTCTTCGGGTAAAGATGTTAATACTTTTGTAACTAACTTGTAACATCCGTTATCAAATATTTGTTTGTTTTTATATTCTTGACATCTACCTGAATTAATTATATATCTTCCACCTCCTGGTAATCTATTAGCGGGAGTATATCCATTTGGTTCAAAATCGTAACAATCTAAATTTCTTGTTTCACTGCATTTATTGGTACTTTGTAATAAATCAAATGTAAAATTTTGTACATCTTCAGCTTCGGTATCACCATCTTGAACTATTCCCGATGACCCCCCTGTATTTTGTGGCACATCAAATGTCCCTTCATCTGGAATTACATAAATTGCAAAATTTTGGTTTTGTTGTAAATTGTACGCTATCCCACAAGTTTCTAATAGTCTATCCGATGTTGGATGTCTATCTGAACGCATAACTAACCTTCTTCCACCACTATTTGTTACAGTATTTGGGTTGAGTGATTGTATAGTAATTGACACCCAATTTCCGTATTTTGGGGCTGAATATGTTGCCGATTCATAAGCCACAGGATTTGGGTCTTCAAATATCTGTAACATATCGTAATTTAAAATACGAGATTTACTTGCATTTATACTCATAAGTGATCCGCCCTCAATTATTTCACCATTAAAATAACCTGTTTTACCTGAATTGCTTGGCAAATTTGGTGTAGATGGATTAACACCAATACCAAATCTATCGGAAATAGGTTGATTTCTCTCATACCTATAAATAAATTCATTTTGGCTACTACTGTATTGTGTATTATTAGTATTTACGGTTAATCCAAATTGATTTGAATATGTTAGAGTTGCCCCATTTTGATTTAGAGGACTGTCAATCCACCATACACCAGTTTGGCAACTACAGTTTGATGGTGGAGGTGGGCAATACCCAGGATTAGAAACTAAAAAATCGTAAGGACTATAATTTGTATCTAGTGAAGAATAATATTGTATTAAATTTGATGAATATGCACTAAATTGATTTGTATTTGGTATATAGTCAAATGTATCATAATACAAACGCATATTAGAATATGTATCATTAGCATTATTAGTTCCTACTGTATGTTTTACATTTTTAAGTCTTCCTTGTATTGGTATATTAAGCTTAAAGTTACCTTCAACAGAAACAAATTGAGGACTTACTCTACCAAATATTCTACCTAAATCAAATCTAATATTTACTCTAGGTGAATATGGATCAACACCTCTATTTAATATTACAATTATTTGATTTTGGTAATTCTCTAAAGATGTTAATGGATAGAACCCAAAAAATTGTGGTCGTATTACAGCTCTTCGATCACCGTCTTCATTTAAATAATTAATATTAATTTTCATTTGGTGATTTAAAACTCTTTGAGGAAAACCATTAGATAAAATAGCACCACCAGGTAGTGGAGCACTATGACTAGATTTAGCAATAAAGTCGGTATATGTCATTGCTGTAATGACTTGAAAATATTCTATATCAGTTGGGAACTTATGATAATTGGTATTCCCTGAACTTGGTTTTGGTATTGTATATGTTGTGGTTCTGGAGGTTTGATTAGGTAGTGTATGTCGAACATTTATTGTTACTGTGTTTGATTGGCTATTAGCGAATAAACTACTTCCACTAATTGAATTAGTCCCATAATCATTTAACGTTGCTCCACTATAATTTACATCTTTTGTAGAATTCGGACTGACAAAACTTAAAATAGCACCTCCAGAAAGTAATGGTAAACTTTCAGGAGTCATCATTAAAACGATAACATTATCTGTGTGGTATGAACCAAGTGTTGTATATGGAGTATTAGGGTTAGATTGATTAACATAAGAATATCCACCACCATTTAAAGTTGGCTCAACTGAGACATAAACTTGATTTACACCACCACCCGGATTATTAGTAGTTTGGTCAAAGTATTTAGCCTTAACATTAAACAAATTAAATTGTTCAGCCAAAGTAATATCCCTAGTAAAGAAAGTGGCTCTACCAAATTGATTAGTTCCATATGAATATTGACTGTTAATTTTAACTGGTATTTTACTAAAAGACCTTGTTTTAGTTTGTCTGTATTGAACATAATAACCACTTAAAAATTGGTTATATACCGCATAATTAATATTATCTTCAATTAAATCTTGATTATACAAACCTCCTTCAAAATTTGTAAGTAGAATACCTGATGCGTTTGGTGGTGGTGGAGGGGGGAGTGAAGGTGACGATACTTGTATTGCCGCTCCCTCATCAGTATCTTCCGATTCATCACCGTCAGCACATTTGCAAAATTCACATTGGTCATACAACAAAAGAGGTAAATTAATTCCTCTAAATTTAATTTTAAATAAAATGATATTAATAGTTAAAGATGCCGCAAAAGCAGTGGAGAGAGGTATAAGTTCCAAAGCAAGTGCTGAAGCTAAGACGACAGCTGGTTCAAGAGCAGTTAAAGCTCCAACGACTTGAGCAATTTTAATACCTGTAAGATTTCCAAAATAAGCAGTTAATAGTGGCAGAACTAATATTCTAAGAACAAAAACCGTTAAATAAAAAAAATGAAGTAATGCAACCAATATTATTAATAGTGGTCTAAAAATATACGATGCAAAAGTATATAAAAGATATATAAAGTCCCATCTAAAAGAAGTATCATTAGTTGGAAATTTATTATTTTCACTTTCGCAAACATCGTCCAATATATTTTTTATTGATATAATTCTATTTGCTAAACTACCTTTCCTGTATTGGTCAATTAATTGTGAAACAGTATATACTTTATTATATGAAAATTGATAGAATGTGTCTTCACAATTTATTGCTGTTTGTGGGTCAGCATAATCGCCCCAATCCAAACTAAATGCGTATGATTTTTTTGCTAACATTTGATTGTTCAGAGTGTTATTGAGACTTAGTGGGTCTGTACTTGTTTGCCATCCGTATTCTCTGACATTGGGAACTAAAAAATACCCTCTCCTTACATTTTCATCTAAATCGTTTGATTGATTCCATTTGATTTTAAATCTATATTTTCCTCTAGTTGGTATCCCAACTTCAGGGTCATTTGATATTACTCTTTCCCCAAATTCATTCGTTGTTATATAATCTAAATTCATTGGCACGTCCAATAACCAAGTACCATTGTCATCAATTACTTGACCACCAGAATCTAAATCAAATTGTTCTAATATTGGTCTTCCTTGAGCATCTTGTTGTATTGTTTGTCTAATCGCCAAAATTTCACCAGGCCCCGCAATTAAACTACATAATTCACCTTGTTTGAATTTGGGTTTGCATCTTGTTTTTAACGCTAAATTATTTGAGTCAGAAAACATTGCCCCCATAAAAATAGCTGTAGGTTGGATTACTACATTCGCTTCCGCAGATAAATCAAAGTCAGTTCTGTTGATGCCAATATTACAAATATCAGGTTGTCCCCATAATGGTTCAACTGTTATGATTCTATTGATTGATATAATTTGAGGTAATTCGTTTAAATTACTTGAAGACCTAAATTTAGTTCCGGCAACTTGAGTTTCTGTCGCTAATCCTGTTCTTACCAAATCTTGTGGTGCTAATGAAAATTCACCAATATCAGATAAGTCAATATCAACATGGATGGTCTGAGTTCCAAGTGGAACACCAAATATCATAAAGTCACCACTCTCATTTGTTACGGCAGTATATCTATAATACTTGTCAAATACCTCAATATAACTTTGATTTAATAAGACATCTTCTTTATTGAAGAATGACCCAGTTGGAACGTGATTTGAATATGATTTAACATAAGGTAAAAGATTATATCTATACCCAAGGTCATTTAAATCTGATACTGAACTATAAGGATATAGGTCAGATATGATTGGATTATTTCCATCAATACTTGATAATGGAACAAAGATAGAAACCTTACAATTTGGAAGCCCAAATCCATTATTAATACTAATTCTACCGATTACAACACCATAATCTGAACATTGTCTTGTATAAATGTCACTTTCCAAAATCTTAATGGAAAGTATTTCCAAAAACTCAAAATCTTGTGTTAAATGTACTTTAATTGATTTATCTACCCCAACTTGGGTTCTTATTCTATATGAATTTGACATTAATCTACCTTTTTAGATAAATAGTTTATTTGATATTTTCAACAAAAAGATAGAAAACAATTTAGATAAATAAATTACTATGTAAAATTAGTAGTCTTAAGATTCTTAACCCTCACATTGATATCTTTATTTGGAAAACGAATTTGATACGTTTGACTAGGTTCGGCAAAAATAGTATCATCAATTAATTCAATTTGTTTGGTTGTTGCATCCAAGTATCTTTGTGATGTTTGTGATGATGAATATTGACCACCAACTTTATTGAATACTTGAATATCCGATACTGTTAATATACCATTTTGAGACTGAATTAATCTTCTTATTTCGGATATGTTTACATTTTGACCCATTTCTCTATTACCTGGTTCCATGTAGGTTGAAACTATATCAATTACTTGAGTAACAAACGCCCCTTGATTTTGAGTGTTGTCCAACACGACATCAATATTAAATCCTAAATCAATTACATTCGCAGTTTCAATAGAAACATAATCATTAATCATTCTATAGTTAGATAGATAGTTAGCAACATTACTTTTTAATGTGTTTGATATGATTTCGGTTAGTCTCCCACTATCATCATATGATAACATTTTAATCTTTAATTTGTTATTTTCTTCTGTTATTGACACTTTTGCGGGAGCCCCAAATTGTGATGGCATTGTTCTGATAATTGATTCATAGTCATTGATTGTTACCGCTCTATTCTGTGCCGCAAAGTTAAACGCGACCAAGTTTCTGATTTCTTCATTTGTAGGTGCTCCTGCCCCACCGATTGCCGCAGTTACATTCGCACATGATAATGAATTTATAACACTCGTGTTTACACTAGTAGAGGGTCCATTAACAGCAAAAGACACTGTTCCGATATTGTTAATAACATCAACACCTAAGTTACTACCAACACCACCCCCAACTCTATATTGAATAAACAAGGTAGTGTTACCTTTTAAGGTACTTCCTAATGCGAAATTATTGGAGTACTTATAAAGATTTAATTTAAACCCATTTCTTGCAAATTCAGCCAGTTGTTCGTCAGCCGATTGTGTTCCACCCCCAAATATCATTTTTAAAAATCCTTCTGGTGTGTACTCAGTAATGAATTTTGTATTTGTTTGTAAATATCTTCCCACTTTTATTCCCGGATTATCAGATACTTTGGTTGGGTCTTCAATAAAAACCCTATCGTCAATCAATGCTTTTACTTCATACCATCTATCATCCAATCCTTGGAATTCTTGTTCGGGTGGTATGCTTGCGTATTGTGTTCCATCTTTTAATATTACGCTTGTAACTCCTAACACATTTCTTTCAGGTAAAAATAATTCAAAAAATGGTTTAACATCATTTGGTGTTACAACACGTTTGAATACCTTCGTTACTCCATTAACAACCGTCTCTCTCTTGGTTATAGTATAATTTTTTAATAATCGGTTGGTTGAGTCAAAATTTGGGATTTTTAAACGATTTGGTGAACCATCTCCACCAATTGCCGATGCGAAATCAATGTCATATACTGTTTCAAATAATTGTCCGCCACCATTAACCTGTGCTCCTCTTCTTAATATACCACAATATCTTAAATCTTCTTTATCTCCAAATGCTGGGACTGTTATTGAGAAATCAACCAAGGCGACAGATGGTCTAAGTCCTGGAATTTTTAACCCATACGTTCTTGCGATGTTAAAAATTGATGACCTTTGTTGTGCATATTGAAGAATTGTTTCTTGAACGCTTCTATCAATATTAAATTGCAAGTTATCGGAAACTGCAGCATTTAAATCCAATAATGCAGAAAATATTGATGCGTCATTAAAGTTATCAATTAATTCAGGATAATACGTTCTTGTAAAGTTGATTAACTCTGTTCGGATTTGTTGAAAATCTCTAGTTGTATACGATATTTTTTTGTTTGACATATTTAAATATTAATAATTATAAAATCACTTGTGTTAAATGCTGAATCGGATATTGTATAATCAATTCTAATTTTAGCTGTATGTTCCATTTGTCCTATACTTGTAACTCTAAACTCTTTTTGACCATCATCATTAACAAAAAAACCTTTGTCTTCCTCTCCCTCTGATGCCGGTGTGATTGATATATTAGTCAATGTTAATCCTGGTAAATATTCTTCCACTGAGTCTCTAATTTCAGCCTCAATATCCGAAAAAGTTGGTCCATCTAAAGGTTCGAATAAATATTCATATAATCTTGTACCAAAGTCAGGTAAATAATATCTTGTCCCCTTTCTAGTTAATAGTAAATGAATAAGATTACTTCTAATTTCTTCATCACTTGTTTGTGATAAAGATAAATAATTACCTTGATATGAATTTCTAAAAGGGAAATTTATCCCATATGTTGTTCCTTCTGCCATATTGATAAATATAATGTTTGAATTATTTCTATAAATACCATAAAACAAAAAATCACGACATAATGTCGTGATTAATGTTTTTTAAGAGGAACAACCGAAACAATCAAATGGAGAATCGTTTGGTTTAGTTTTTAATGGTTCAACGTGAGGTAATGTTGGTGTTGTTCTTGGTTTGCCCATCTTTGATATGTCCATCGCCAAATGTTTCGCCCCAGTTGATATTGCCTTAGTTCTAATATAATAACACAATGTCTTCAATCCTTTCTGCCAAGCGTGGAAATGTGATGATGTTATTTTTGTTAAAGTGGGATTACCCATATAGATATTCATTGATTGTGATTGGTCAATAAATGGTCCTCTATCTGCTGCCATATCAATCAATTCTCTTTGTGATATCTCCCATATTGTTTTATACTTCTTAATCAAATGTTCAATACGTTTAACCTTTTGATTATATTTCTTATCTTCAGGATCTAAATAATTGTTAAAATTAATGTTTTTAATAGAACCTTCGTTGTAGATAATTTCATTTTTAAGGTCTTCTCCCCATATTCCAAGTTTCTCAAAGTCAGCAATTAGATACTTGTTAACAATCGTAATCTCACCACCAACAACACGTCTATTGAATATTGCTGAGTGAGCTGGTTCAGTCATTTCGTAAGAACCAGTAATCTTAGCAGAACTTGCAACAGGCATCTGAGCAGTAAACAATGAATTACATATACCATATTTAATTACACTATCTTTTAATAAAACCCAAGGCCATCTACCTGATAATTCAGATTCTTTCAATCCCCACATATCAAATTGGAATGTGCCTTTTGACATTGGTGAACCTTCAAAGAAATCATATGCTTTGTATTCACCACTTTTAACTAATTTATTACTCTCTTTAATCGCGGCATAATAAATTGTTTCAAAGATATCCTTATTAAGTTGTTTTGCTTCATCTGAAGTGAATTCATAATCCATTAAATAGAATACATCAGCTAATCCTTGAGTTCCAATTGCAATTGCTCTTTGTTCTCTTCCACCCTTTTCACCTTTTAATGTTGAGTAATTGTTAATATCAACAACCTTGTTCAATGCCCTAACAACCTTTCTCGTTTCTCTATATAGTAATTCAAAATTAAATGTACCATCTTTAACAAAGTTTTTTAAAACCATTGAAGATAGAGTACAGATTGCAGTGGTATTTTGGTCAGTGAATTGATAAATTTCGCAATTATGAACTAATATATTATTCCCATAAAAACATGAGGTTTCAGGTACTTGTATATCATATACATCTTGTTTTTCAGTTAATTTATTTATTTTAATCATATTCAAACGTATTTAAATGTTAAATTTCTATGTTTTTTTCTTTTACCTTTACAAACTTGGGTTATAGTTGATGGGTTTCCATTTATTGCTTCAGCAGCGTCAGTTACAGAATCATAAATAATTAAAAAGTTGGGTTCAAAACCATTTTCTTGTAATTTTTTAATTTTATTAAATTTATGAGGATTAACAATTTTAGTTAAATTTTGTTTTGTTTCTTTATAATGTTTTAAATGTCGTTCCGTTTTATTTTTAGATTTAGAATCTCCTTTACCAACATAAAAAGGTCTATATTCTATAGAACAATATTCATTGTCGTATCGACCTTTAATCATATCATCTAATAATATATAAACATAATATCTCATATATATAAATATACTTAAAACGACTATTTGTACAATTCTAAAATATCATCTTCTTTTAATTCATTGGCTCTAACATAACCTCTATTTTTTGTAAAAATTAAATGATCTGAAGTACATTTTATACTAAATCCGGTATTTTCATCAATAATTTCAAGGACATCTGAATTTTTTCTTGTTAACATACCAGCAATTATTAGACTAAATTTACCACCTTCGGTTAATACCATTAATTTTTCTGATTGTTCAATTAATTCAACAACTTCACTAATTGGTAAATTTTGAATTTCTTCATTTTCTCTTTTAATAGTTAAAATAGTATCTCCAACAACACAACAAAGATTAGATTGTTTAATTGTACCAATATTCTGATGGTTACTTTTTTTATTAGCATTATCTTTTGATGATAGATAAGGAACACCGGTTTCAATTTGGGATTCAATTATCTTACTCCACACATCCTGAGCTCTAACTTTTTTACCAATACCCAATTCAACTAACTTATTATATACATATTCATATTCATCCCCATATACCTCGTGTAATGCCGGTAATCCTGATTTCTTGATGTCATTGGGACAAAATAAATACCACTCACCATCTTCCTTCACCGCTCTCATAAAGTTGTCAGGAATCCACAATGCAGTGAATAAATCCCTAGCTCTTAGTTCTTCAGCTCCAGTGTTCTTTTTGATGTCCAATAGGTCAAATATGTCCTTATGCCAAGGTTCTAAATATATCGCAGCTGAACCTGGTCTTCTACCTTGTTGATTAAAAAATCTTAATGATTCATTAACAATTTTAAGATATTTTAATAATCCACCAGCATATCCACCTGATGTACTCAATCTACTTTCTTTACTACGAATATTTGACATACAAAGTCCAATACCAGCGGCATCAGCAGAATATGTTGATATGTCAGTCATTGTGTTTAATAACCCCTCTCTACTATCATCATCATTAAAATGTAATACACAAGATGCCAATTGTGGAATCTTTGTACCAGAATTAATCATAATAGGTGTGGCGGGAGATATAAGTTGATTTGATAAAGATTTGTAGTATTCAATGGCTTCGTCAAATGATTTTGTTACCCATAGAGCGACCCTCATATACATATGTTGGGGTCTTTCAACTGTAACACCTTCAGGAGTTTTTAACAAATACATTTCATATAATGACCTCCAAGCAAAGTAATCAAAGTTATAATCATTTTCGTGATTAATAACCTCGTCAATGTTTGATTCACCATATTGGTTAATTGTATTCATTAACTCTTCATTAACAATTCCAACACTAGCCAATGATTTCATTGTTTGACTAAAACTTTCATTGGTTTCTTTGTGATATGAGGATATTGCAACAGAGGAAGCCAACCTTGAATAATCGTGGTGACTTCCAGTGTATGACGCAGCAATCTCATAAATCAACTTATCCAATTGTTTTGTTGAGATTATACCCTCAGTTGGAACTGATGTAATTACCTTAATGAATATCTGATCTGAATTAACATTTAGGGTTTTACTTGCTCGTTTAATTCTTGTTTGTATTTTGGTGGGGTTAAAGGCAACAACCTCCCCATTTCTTTTTTGAATTCTTAATGACATAATTAATTTTTAAAAATCGTCTGTGAATGAAATAGTTTCGTTAAGTTTTGCTTTTTGATACTCCATAGTTCTTGATTCAAAGAAGTTACCTTTGGTTTCAATTGCAATTTGTTCCATAAACTTGAAGGGCTGTTCAACATTAAATTGTTTACTACAACCAAATTTAACCAACAAACCATCAACAACAAATTCCAAATATTGTTTCATTAAATTGGAATTCATTCCGATTAATGACACTGGTAGTGATTCTGTGATAAACTCTTTCTCAATCTCCAAAGCAGAAAGTAATATTTCCTTTATTCTTTTTTCACTTGGTTTGTTCTCAACGTGATTATTTAAAAGATGAATTGCGAAATCACAATGTAGGTTTTCATCTTTGAAAATCAATGAATTTGCATTACAAAGACCTTGCATAACCCCCCTTGATTTCAACCAAAATATTGAACAAAATGACCCTGAAAAGAATATTCCCTCAACCGCAGCAAATGCCACCAATCGTTCTTGGAATGATGCTTTCTCAATCCAATCTAAAGTCCATTTGGCTTTCTTTTGAACCGCAGGTAATCTATCAATCGCATTGAAACATTCGTCCTTTTCCTTTGGATTAGATATATAAGTATCAATTAATAAAGAATACATTAAAGAATGGATATTTTCCATCATTAATTGAAATCCGTAGAAAAATTTCGCTTCAGGGTATTGTACTTCACGGTAGAAGTTCTCAGCCAAGTTCTCATTTACAATACCATCAGATGCCGCGAAGAACGACAATATGTTTTTAATGAAGTATTGTTCGTTCTCTGACAAGTTTTGCCACTCTCTGATGTCACCAGTCAAGTCAACCTCTTCTGCTGTCCAAAATGCAGCCTGATGTTGTTTGTAGTATTCCCATATGTCATTGTATTGAATGGGGAAAATCACAAAACGATTTGGATTCTCTGTTAATATTTTTTCAGTCATAATTAATTTGTATTTTCTCTTTGTTTTCTTTTTTCTAATAAATCTTTAATTCTTTGTCTATTGTTTTCTTCTTTTTGTTCCTCATGTCCTAAGAATGTAACGGATGATTCTGTATCAATATCCAACATACCATTATCAAACTTACAATTTTCAAAGATAATTCCATCATCTCCAATCCTTGATTTAGTAACCGCAATTGTCGCTAACTTCATTTCTTTTTGTTGTAATGATTTTGCAACCGTTATAATAACGTGACCAACTTGAGCCTTCTTAATCGAACCACCCATTTGATCCGTTGTTACCACCTCAGATGATATTGAACTTCTATTACCCTGTGTTGCCGTCCATCCAGCCAAATTCAATTCGTGACACATTGCTTCAAATGCTCTCATAACTGAACCTTCTGATTTCCATTCGTCACCCAAGTTCTTCTCAGGTACAACACAATCAATATAATCCAATAATACCATATCAATCTTAACCCCTTCAGCAATCTTCTTTCTGACAATGTTTTTGATTTGACTCATTGTCATCGTATCAGATGGAAGTTTTTCTAGGATAAGTTGATTATCCATTTTATCTTCAATCTCTTTAACCTTTTTGATAACTTCATCCTTTTTGTTTGACATATCATCAGGGTGAACTTTAGTCCACAAGGTAAAATGTTTTCTTTGAATAACCTTGGGATTGTCCTCAAAAAATATTTGAAGTACGTTATTACCCAAATTAAAAGCATGATTAGCTATCTTAGTTAGGAATGTTGATTTACCAACACCTGTTGGTGCAAGTACCACGCCTATTTCACCTTTTGCCAAACCACCCTTTAATAATCGGTCAATACCACCAATTCCCATTGGTATTGGATGTCTGAAATCTTCATTCAATACATCATCCAAATTGGAGAATACATTTAACATTCCATCATCTCTGACACCTACTTGTAAGGCTTCTCTAATCATTTCTTCAAGGGTATCATAACTTTCAAATTCACCCCCGTCAATGACCTTTTGTGCTTTGGTAATTGCTTTCTGTAATTCTTGTTGTTTACAGAACTTTAAGGCTTTCTCTTGAACAAATTCACCACCAGATAATGGGGCTTCCTTAATCTTTTTAATTGTATCAATTACGATTTTAGCGACATTCTCTTGTTGGAATTCCGCTTTAGTAATTTGTTCCAAGGTGTCAAAAGTGGGAACGCTGTCCCACTTTTGATTGTATTCCTTGATCATCTGAACGATGAGTTTAAAGTATTTGTTCTCGAAGTAATTTGGTTCTAAAACATCAACGATTGACCTTGAAAAGTTATTATCTAATACAATTTGATTAATCAGTTGAATTTGGAATGAGCTCCCCAAGTAATCAAAATTTTTGTTAGATGACATAGTTTAAATTTGTTGTATGAATAAATATTACACTCTTGTATTAAGTCCAAGATAGTTGTAAGAAAGGTCTCTGTCTGACAAAATACTTGTCAAATCTGATAAGATATTTTTTATCGTTTGTCTGATGTCAACCGTGTATCTAACCTTTGGGGGGTAGATTTTTGCGTCAAATTTTCTATGACACAATAGTTTATCACCCTGTTTTAAATATATGTTAAAGTATTCGGGTCCATCAATAAAGGATGTGTTCAACATACCTGGATTATGAATTACATCATACTGATTTTCCAATAGATATGTCACCGATTTCATTTTGAGTTGGTAATTCAAACTTTCAAGAAGTTCATCCATAAACTCATGAAAATCAATGGAATTTCTTGCTGAGGGGTTATAATCTTTTACATTAAAAAATCTTTGAACGATAATGTTATCATTTACCATCATCAAAAATTCCAATTTGGTTATATCATGTTGTTCTCTCATTATTTTGTTATTTTTTTGTTTTAAAATTTCGTTTTTCTTTTCTAGTTAATTTCAAAAATGGTTTTAAAAAATTTACCCAAGCGTCATCACCTTTTGGAAGATATTTAAAGAATCCATCCTCCATCATCATCTTTATCAAGTTTCTATGCCCCCTTCCATCAGGATCCAAGGTTTCTTTATAATAAAGTTCAACAGTCTTTTTTCCTTCGTCATCAATCAATGGTTCAGATAAATCTACAATCTTTTTATTGATTTCAAAATATTCATCACCATAAATTCCTGTCTTAGTCTTTCCTGTTAAAAGATTCTTTAGGACATTGTTATTCTTATCTTCTTTCAAAAGGTTTTCAGCCTTGGTAATAATATTGGTAACTGAAATGACATCTTCAAGTAATTCAGGAAATAATTTAAATAATGTCTTATCACCCAAATAATATATCCCATCAATATTGTCTGATGTGTCTCCAGCCAATATTTTATATGTCTTAATATTAAAATGTGGAATCCAATATTCTTTGACTTTAATCCTATCCCCATCTGTATATGTCTGTTTAACCCTTGGGCAATAAACTGAAACATTTTTGGATATCAATTGAGTTAAGTCCATATCACCAGAAAATATGGTTATATTTTCGTCAGATGCTATTTGACAATAATAAGCAATCAAGTCATCAGCTTCATTGTTGTTAATATCAACTTGTCTGATAAACATTTCCTCAACATATTGTTTAACCCTCTGTTTTTGATAATTGAATGATTCATCCTTGGGTTCATCAGGTACTTGGTTACGATTTCCTTTGTATTGGGGGTAAATTAATTTCCTTGTTGATGAACTTTCTTCACCATCCCAAAATACAATTACCTTATCAAAATTCTGTTCTTCAATGGATCTTCTCAAAGTGTTAAGGAAATGCCAAATACCGCCAATATGTTTACCATTGTGATAATAATTTTTAACCCCATGAAATCCTATTTTTAGGAGGTTATTACTATCAACCAGTAATGTCTTTGTCATTAAAATAATTTTAATTGTTCAAAATGTTTTTTCTTCTCAACGATGTATTCACTTAAAAATTCTGTGAATATTGCTGACATAACCGGAACACATATCGAGTTTCCAGCCAATGCGACGTGATTCTTTGTAGTTAAAGTTGTTGATAATAGTTTGTCAATATCCTCTTCTTTAACCCCCATAAATCTATATGCCTCCCTACCTGTAATTGTTCTTATTCTTCCATTTACCATAATCTGTGGTGAACCAGTTGTTGTTAAACAAGGGGAACAACCATCAATAGAATAGATACGTCTTGCTTGGTCATAATTCACATCGTTTCTACGTGCTATAAGCTTGCACACACTATCTTTTTTGGGTTCGTTGGGTGTAATGTCGCATTCAATGAATAAGTCCTCTGTAATGTCATTTTCTATGAATGGCCGCATTGGAATTCTATCCTTTTTATGCTTATCAACATTTAACATTTTAACATTTACCTCTTCATTTGTCATTCCATAGACTGATATCATAAAAACCCTCTCCCTATTTTGGGGACAACCAAAGTCAGCGCCATTAAATACCCTCCAAGCACATCCATATTTAATACTATTTAAGAAATTAATATGGTCTTTGAAACTTTCAATATGGTTATTTGACACCAAGTTCTTAACATTTTCCATCAAAAGATATTTTGGTTGGTTCTTGGTTAAGATTCTTTCGACTTCAAATAATAAACCACTCCTTGTACCTTTTTTTATCCCTTCTTGTTTACCTGAAATTGACACACTTTGACAAGGAAAGGAGTAAGTCATTAGGTCACATTGGGGGTAATTGTCTTCATTTACCGTAGAAATGTCCCCCAAGTTGCCCAATGTAGTTTTATGTAAGGAGTCATAAGCAATATTAGCGATTTTTAGAATATCACAATTTGCGACATTTTCATAATCAACACCAATGTAGTCTAGGGCCAATTCTTGTGTTCCATAACCTGAAAATAATGATATGACTTTTAATTCATTCATTTTAATCTAATTTAATCTTCGTAAGAAATATCATTTATTTCAGATACAGTCTCATCTAAAGTAATCTCACCAGTACCATTTAAAATTGCATTCCAATATTGGGCGTATTGTTTTTTATATTTTTCTAATGCTTCTTTTGTGTCTGAAATATATCCTTGTGGGACAGCTATTATTTTACCATCCTTATACGCTATACCATTTACATGATTTTTAAGTATAGAAATTTTTGTCCTAATAGCATAAGATACAGTTCTTCCGTTTTTAGTTGCTGTAATGTGATTAATACCATTGTCCGCTTCATTACCAAAAAGAAATACCAAAGATGCTGCTAACCACAATGCTTCACCCCCTTTTGCTTTTATTTTTGGTTGTCCAAAAGGATTTGATGGTAATTGAACCCAAGGTTGATTGATTACAATCATAGTATTGTAATACGGATAATCTTCTTTCTTAGATTTTGTAATTCTTGAATGTATTCCCATTCCTATTTTATCGGCAAGAGCTGCCGCATTGTGCATTTTACCTCCTTTACCCTCAAATGTCATTTGACAAGGAATTGACCCAACTGAATCCCAACATATACATAAGTTATACGGTAATTCACCTTTTTCTTGTGCGTTTAATAATTCATTTACGTAATCAGTAGCTTGTTCAATATAATCAAAGCTATCGTTAAATATAAAGTTCCCATCCCAAGTACCATCTTCTAATTGTTCAGCTTGTAATCCTAACTCAACAGCGTGAGGCCAATTCCACTTCTTTTCAGTTATGATGAATACAGGTAAATCACCTCGTTTTTGGGCATCAACAGCTGACTTAATCATTGCTGTTGTTTTTGAACTATTTGTGTGACCTATAAATAGGTTTATACTCCCTAACACAGGTCCAGGTAATCCACATGCTTCCATAAAGGCATCACCACAATTATAGAAACTTTCTGGTTTATATTTTGTTTTGGTTGAGAATTTGGACTTAATTGAATCCAAAGTTATTTCTTTTTTCTTAATTGCCATTGGTTAAGTTGTATTTTACAAATTCTTTTAGTGTTTCTAATTTGTCTTTTGCGTTTGCCATCTTTTCAATGAATTTATCCATTTCTTCCAAATGTTGTGGATGTTCTCCAATAGCAACTGGATTGTTAAAGTATATCCATAGAGTGGCCTCTGTCTCAGCAATCTCACTTTCATACTTGTAAGTGAGTGCCTCAATCATTTTCTTTTGAATTTTCATTTTTGAGTTTAAAAATGAACCCCACCGATTAAATGGGGTTCGGATTAAGAAATATTTTTTTTAGAACGGAAGGTCAGCATCAACATCCCAATTGTCTTGGGGGTCTTCAATACTTGTTTTACCACCGATAATAACTTCACCCGCTTCAGAGTTACTATACACATAACCACCTTTTGCACTATCCCATCTTGGTGTTTCACCTTTAGCAATAGCTTCCAAGTATTCTACTGGTTTCTTAGAATATACATCAGCCCAAGTTAATTCATCATTAACCCAACTTTGTGCGGTTTCTTTATCCTCGTGGATTGTACCTGGGTCATCATACATAATTGTTTGGATAACCGTGTAAGTTGCACCCTTTGGTGTCTTGGCCTTAGTCATTTCAAGAATAATGTCTCTACCTTTTTCAGCGTCAGTTACATCACCTTTTGCTCTGAATATAGGAATTATCTTATCCAAGATACCTTCATTCTTGTAGTTGTGCTTGAACCTCCAAAATTTTACACCGTCCTTTTCATTATCTCGGTCAATTAATTTGACGATGTAAAATTTTCTTGGGTTATATTGTTTTGCAAGTTCCTTGTCGGATTCTTTACCCGTAGCCATAAGTTCCTGATATACCTCAGAGAGAGGGGAACGTTCATTGTCATTTTTACCTGGATCATAAAATTTCTGCCATTTACCATCAACTTGGATTTCGTGAAACCAAACCTCTTTAAAGGGTGAAGTTCCATCATTGGTTGGTAGGATTCTAAGTCTTTTTTGTCCTTGTTTTTCATTGTCTTTAAGAAGAGCTACGAAGTATTTCTTCATTCTCTCCTCTTGAGACATTTTGTTTGTGTTAGTACTAGATTTTTGTGATTGCTCATATTGAGCAAGAATCGCATCTAATGGATTTGTCGCCATGTTTGTTAAAAATTTAAGTTAGATAATGTTATACACAATAATAAGTGTCAGCCGTGGGTTTGTCAAATGAAATATTAATATAATTTTTGGTATCCTGAAAGATTGAATTTGTCTGGGTCTTGTATGTCCTCAAACTCTCTAAAACTTTTTTTGATGTCAGGTTGTGAATAATTTTCAACATCGTCTGGTCTTATAATATATTGTTCTCTTCCTGTATCTTCAAATTCATCTTCTTTTTCTTGAAAAAATTGACTTAGTTTTTGGTTAAATGGCCCAGAATCTAAACTTCTTAATTCCATTTTTTCTTCAGGTGTCTTAACTCTATATTTTTCAATCTTAGTTTCAATTGAATTTAATTTATCAATAATCTGATCCATATTAGCCAATTTACTCTCTAAGTCATCCAAATGCCGGAATAGGTTTTCAAAATAAATTTCTTGTTTTTCTTCAACCGATTTTTGTCCTTTAACCAAATCAGTAACTTTTATTTTCTTTTCTTTACCTTCATCACTAATTTTCTCAACCTCTGGATCTTCGCCAACATTTATCGGTTCAGGTGGAGGTAATGGAGCTCTCTCACCAGGAGGAGGGGGTGCTCCACCAGGAGGAGGAGGTGGGGGTGGAAGTTCACCACCAGGAGGTGGAGGTGGGGGCGGAAGTTCACCACCAGGAGGTGGAGGTGGAATTTCTTGTTCATTAATATAGTTAGTTATATCTCTATATCTTTTAATTTCATTTAAAATTCTAATATCAACTCTCATTTTAATTATCCGTTTAATAATTGTTTTATTCCATTTGTAGTTTCAACTTGGATTTTTTTGTTAGTCTTAATTGTATTATCTACCCTTTCAATGAGACCATCTTTCATTCTCACAACATAACATTCACCAGTTTGTAAATCACAAACTTGTTTTGTTCCATCCCCCAAGTCTTTCTGGGTTGTTTGGTTTTTTTTACCTAAGTAGTTTTCTAAAATAGTTTTTACGCTCATAGTTATATTTTTATTATAAATATCATCTTAAATAAAAAAAATTATCTATTAACTGAATTATATAAATCAATCGATGCTTGAGTTATTGATTCAATATTTTTTAATTCTTCAGTACCAGTTAATACTTTGTAATTATTTTCTCCAACCGAAAAATCAGCTGAAAGTGTTATGATTACAAACTTTGCGATATCCTTAGAATTACTTTGTAGTTTTAAGGAAGACGGATAATTTTTCCATCTTTCAAACATAAATCCAAGTTGGTCATTTAATGAGTCAAAATATACCATTGGTTCTTTAGTTGGGGTACAAAAATATTTTTTATTACTAGAGAAAAACGATTCGGTAGGTCCCCAATCTTGTAGAAGTGAAATACCTGCAAAATTATAAGAATATGATTCAATAATTGATTCGCCTCCAGATATATAATAAATTCTAGCAAACATACAATATCTAAGTAAAACACTATCAGTTCTTTTCGCAATTTCATTCACAATATTTTGTGATGTTTCGAAAGTTCCTTTTGGTCCTTGACTAGTATATTGATTATATTTTGTACTTACAGTACAATTTTGATCTAAACCTACACTATTTAATTTATTTGGTGTTGTAGTTCTAATACTTACACTATTTGTTTTTTCCGAGGCTGTGATTGCGTCTCGTTCTTGTTTGTTTTTATTAATTATGTTTTGAACCAACTTTTGTCTAAGTGATTGTATAAAATTATCAATCTTTGGTAATGAAGCAGTTGGTTGTCTAATTCCGGTAAATCTTGTTGTAAATGAACCAGGTCTAATATTATGGTCAACTGAAAGAATCATATATGGACCACTAAACATTGGTACATTTCTAAGATTAAAATACATTGTTGGTTGTATTAATGCGTTTCCTAACATATCAACATCACATTGATAACTTCTATTTTTATACAAATTATATAGTGAAGTACTTTGTGTCGAACCCTCTCTGTTATTACTTTGATTTGCTAATTGATTTGTCGCTTCCAAAGATTCACTGGTTGCTTTGCCAATGTCTTGCCCAACATTAAAACTTGTGAAAATACCTTGATTCTGTGGTCCAATATCAACATTAAAACCAACAACTCTATTTGACTTATCCCAATCGTTTTTACCTATTTGGTTTTCAACTAAAGGATTATCACTAGCTCTTCTCAATTCAAAAGCATCACTTCTTTTACGATAGTCTATATTGTTTTTTAAATCAACTTGTTCACTAGGTTTATTAGCATAAAAACAAACCATTTTTGCCGTGGATTCTCTATAATCAACATTTGTAAATGTTCCAAATAATGTATTTGCAAAATCTAATGTATTTTCAATTTTTGGTTTTGGATTTTTTACTGAATCTTGAACACCATAAAAATTTACATATGACGGTAAATTCATAACAACAAAATTATTCTCAATTAAAATATCTTGAACAAAAATCAACATTGTTTTTTTGCTTGATTTACTTTCGATTACTGTTTGTAATCTGTCCTTTAAGCTATCAATGTCCACTAGAATTTTATCTCCAATATTTCTACTAGCTCTATCTAATAACAAAACATCTTCAAATAAAGTTTTAGTCTTGAAGTCATTACCAGCAATCCATTTGTCATTTAATGCTTTAAAAGTCTCCCAAATTTCTAATTTTGTTTGTGGTTCACCTTGTAACTCACTACTTATTTGTTCTTCAGGATTTATCTTTATTGAATCTAATGAATTTCTAACATCAATCATTAATGAATCAATGACTTTATTTTTAAACCCATTAATCTTATTAAGATAATTTGTCATTGCGGTATTAAAAGCTGATGAACCTAGACTGTTAATAGGTGATGGGGTAGGTGAATATGATGATGGAACTACTCTATCAAAACTAATAATATATTGAGGGTCTGTTGTTACAGTTGTGGTTGATCCAAATATTCCTACAATGGTATTATTTATTAAAGTTTTGTAATAAACATCAGAACCTGAGATTGTATATATGTCATTATTTGTCGGTGAATTGTATTCACTTTCAAATAATAAAACATTGTCTTTATTGATATATGTTGTTCTGAATTTTAATTCAAATTGTTGGACATTAATCGTATCACCACTTTTTAATATAGCCGTAGCAACAGTTCTTGGTGAACTACTTGGGGTTGGTGATGGAATATAATTACTTTGAAACTGATTTAATTTTTGTGTTGCATATATTTTTATTATTGGTGCAAACGATTTAATATTTTCTTCGGTAAATTCAATATTTAAATCAACAAAGAAATCGGTAATGTATGATCCACTATTTTTATATTTTAATTCAGGTATTTCGGAAAATCCAACATAAGTAAATAATGCTGCCCATTCTTTAATATTATTATTCTGAGAGTTTGATAATGTAACAGTTCCATTTAAGGTTGGTAAGGCGTTTGGGGTATTAGTTGTATATTTTTTCCATTCAATCCTATCTACAATTGGTGTAGTTGAAAATGAGGAGAATAATCTTCTCTCATAATTTGATGGGTTGCCATATTTAAATGTTGCATCAACATTTAAGAATTTAGCTAAAATATCTTGTATTACAGCAAATTGTTCACCTTGTACTTTATTAACAAATTCAAATCCAGTACTACCTATTGTTTTAGGAATTCGTAACATAGTTCTCATTAAACTTTGAAAGTTCCTAAAATCTCTAGTCCCCTTATTTTCGTTATTAGATTGATTAGTGTTCGTTATTTCATTCCTAACAACACTCATTAGTAATAATGGGTCATCATCTAATGTTTGAGAAGTTTGTACTTGATTATCAGAATCTTCATAATCATATATTGATTTTGAGAATTTCAAAAATTCATTTTCAAATTTATCTAAAATATCTTTTTCAAAAACAGAAAAAACTTCATCCATTTTTGAGTACTCATTATTTAATCCTGATAATGTAAAGGCGTCTTGGAGTGTGTCTCCAGTCTTAATCATTTTTAAGTATTCTTCTGGTAATATTTTTTTAATTCTTGAGTTGTCAAAATAACCATAATTTGGTGCTGTCCAAAATAATCTAACCGAACCATTATATACCGCACTATTACCTAAAACTTGTTGTTTTATAGTATTACCTTGTCCAAAACATTCATTTTTGGTTTGATTAAACAATGAGCCACTTGATGGTAATAAATACATAAATTGTTTATCATCACTTTCTACAGCTAACGACCAAGGAATTACCCTAATACCTATTTCAGCATTTATCTGTGGTATTGTTTGATTATAATCAATTATCGCATTACTTACATAATTCATTGTCAACCCCGAATTATCCAATGCGTTTTGTATGTTTGTACTATTATATCCAGTACTTGTCGCATTTGTTACCGAGAATAGAGCTGTTGACCCTGTTTGTGGTGGGGAAATTTCATATTTACCTTTACCACCAGGAGTACCATCAATCTGAGAAATAATACCAGTGTTTGGTAATAAATTTAATCCAGCTAATAAGTATCCTGGTTGTAATGAAGCTAAGTTTATTTGTGTTACTGTTAATGTTGTACCACTAACACTGCAAGTTCCATTTATTTGAGAGTTAGATTGTATAATCTCATAACCATTTAAAAACACATTAAAATCATTAATTAATTTTGGATAAAACCCAACATTAAGTAGTGTTGATGTTTCAAGTCCAATTATTGTATTTGTTTCCAATACAATATCAATCGGTGCTCCATTAATTATTAAATTATATGTTTTTGTTGTTGCGGATGTTATTGGGTCATAGTTCCCTATTCTATCAAAATCTTTCCAAGAGTTCTCAAGAATATCAGTACCATCTTCAATGAATTTTTTATATCTATGCCATATTGAACCGTACTTTAATACCCAAGCATACGGAACTCTATGTAAAGCCCCAAATTTTTTAAATGTGGCAAAAATATAGTCCTGGAGGATATTCGTACCATTTTCATATTTAAGATATTTTTCCTTAAGTGTTGCTAGTGGTAAACTATTAATGAACAAGTACGCTGAAGCTACAAAAGGATGTTTATCGTAATTTCTAAATTTCTTTAATCCATCTTGGATGGAATTAACAAAATATGGGGTATTAAGAATTGATGTTGTTTGTTCAAAACTAACACCACCACTATAATTCAAATATCTGATAGTGCCTTCAGTTAAAACACGTTTCTCTGGTGGTCTATTATAAAAACTTTTCAACATATCATTAGTTGGTCCTGTGGATTGAGATGACGGGTTGATAGGTTCTGGTTCTGAACTATTTAATTGTATAAAAGAGGTAAGAGGTCTTCCAAATAAATTACTTGTTTTGGGTAAAAAATTAGCAATAACTTTATTATTAGGATTGTATTTTAATATGTCAGTAGTCACAAAAACCGATTCTGGGGAATCTATAGACACACTTTGAGCCAAATATTTTTTAATCCAGTCTTTGTTTGTAAATGGAAAAGTATCAGTAAAGTCAAATTTGTTATCTGTTGTTGATACTAAAAATTTTTCAAGCTCACCTTCAAAAGTTAATGAAACTTTTGGTTCAGTAAAAGATTCAGAAAATATATACGGATTTAAAAATTCAAATTCACCATTAGTAATTGTATTTCTAATATATGGAGTGTTAAAGATACCTCTTATAAAATTTTGCCAACTTTCACCAGTTCCATTATTTGAGAACTGACGTAGTAAAGATTCAAAATTAGCCGAAGTTATTAAATAATTTTTTAACTTATCAACTATAAATGGACTCCCACCTTCCAATGCGTTTTTAATGTTTGTCTTTTCACATTCAGAAATAAATTTGATTATTGGGTCAATGAATGACGGAGCGTCTTCAACTCTGGAAATTTTAGAATAATTAATTGTATATAAAATTCTTTCATAAATTTCATAAAAGAATTTAACCTCTTCTTGATTACTAAAAACATAATTACTAATTGGAAATTCAATTGCATTACTTGAAACCCGTTTAATGTCAAGTACTTCGTTATCGTTTTTGGTTTCAGATGGAGGACTCTTTCTTTCTGTCAGTCCTTTTATGAACTCTTCAACAAACTCTACTTCAGGCCAAACATTAAATAAATAACCTTTAGTTTTTGAAATTAATGAGGCATCACCCAAATATCTTAATTCATATTTTTCATGTCCATCTTCACCTGTTGTTTCAACAATGTACTGAGGCCAAGGATAAATTGGGGTATTCGCATTGTCCCCATTGTTAAATGTTTCTTGTGACGCCCCAGCGGTTTGTTCGTTTAAAATAACTTGTTTTCTTAATCTATCATTTTGTAATTCCCACGCCTTGGTATGAACGTCATCCATCATTCTTAAAAACGCTTCACCGTTCGCAAATACAACCGCTAAAATATTTCTAATATTTGGTATAAATCCAAGTCCTTCATTTTTGTTTTGTAACAAATTGGATAAAGCTTCAGCTAATTTTTGTTCAATTTCTTGTCGTAGTACTTTTAAATCTTTAACCATTTTGTCGGTTAGATTAATAAAAGTATTTAATCCTTCAAATACAAAAAAATTACTTGCTGGTATATTCTCACCAGTCTTTAATTTAATATTAAAAGTATTAAATGAATAACTTGAAGCTAATTCACTCTTAAATTGCTCTATTTGAGCTGGTGTAGGTTGTTTTCCTTTTCGTTGATAATAAGTTTCATTTAAGTCTACTTTATCTATTGTAAGTTCTGAGATAAAAACTTTAAATGTTATTGGATTATTTACTTTAACATTAAAAGTTTTTCCATCTATTTTATAACTACCATTTTGACCAGCAACTGGATTTGTATTTAATCTTTGATTAAAGTCAGTTAAAATCGCATCTAAATCAGTGATTGCTGCTTGTCTCAAATCATCAGAATTCAATTCTTTTTTAAAACTATAAACTCTTTCTTTGGTGTTTTTTAATATAAATACATTTTTGTTATCCATATAACGAGTAAACCAAGAAGGTTTACTTCCTGCAGTGTAATAAAAAACAACTCCTTGATATTCTGTTAATAATTTTTGATAATCATCACATCCTGAAATTGGTTCTAAATTTTGCTTAGTAAATGTATCTAATTTAGTTTTTATAAAAGTATCTAACAGATTTTTTAATTGAACTAAAGTAAGTTCTGGTAAATCAACCGGAATTAACCCTTTTGATTTATATTCACTATACATTTCTTTTATTTTCTGATATCCTCTTTCTGTGATTGTTTCGTTAACTGTCACGGTATTAGATTGACCACCACTACTCGATTGCCTTGAAATTCTTGTCTTGTACATATGTGGGGCGGCAATTAAAGCCTCCATACTTAATTCACTTAATAATGTATATTTGTATGTATAAAATTGTAAGTCAATCTTGAAATTACCTGAGTCAGCTTGATATCTAGCGTTAAATTTTTGTAACATAAGACCCAATCTAACCGCCTTACCATAATATCCTTTTATGGTTAAATAAAATAAAGGATAAGGTAAATTAAAAAATGCCGCATATGGTGAATTGTCGCCAGATTCGAATAATGCACGACCTTTTACGTCAACTAATTCAATTGATATTGATGGCATGAATGCCGTGTTTTGTCTAATACTAATTGATGTTATACCTAATAATCCGTTATCTACTGACCCTGGTTTTCCATTAGATTGTATTGTTTGTCTTATATAGTAATCATTATCTTTGTTTGGATTTTTTATTGACTCTTGTTTAGGTTGGTTTACACCTTGTCCTTTTACGGTATCTTTTCCGGTTATTTCGTCAGTCCAACTTGTATCCATATAAGTTTTGCCACCAGGTTTCAAGAAATTAATCGTTGCTACGGATACAGTTTGAAATACATCGTTATTTGCAACACCGACAGCTAATTTAGTTCTCGGTAATAATTTGGTTTCCAAATTGGCATACATAACAAGATTTTCGTGTTTCACTAATCTTTCTTTAGTGACACCATTTTCATCCACTACTTTATTGGGATCAATAACAATTATATTGTTATAGTCAAATTCTACTAATATGTTTTCTGGTTTATCTACCATAATAAAAAAGGTAATCGTCTAATTGATTTTTATAGTCTTGTAATGAAGTTACTAATGGATATGGAATAGTCAATATAGTGCCATCCGGTATTGCCCATTCATTTGAACCATATTTTGGGTTTGCCTGTAATATTAACCACCCAAATAGTGGGCTACCATAATATTGTTGGGAAACTTTATCTAATCGTGACATATTACTTTTATAAATGTATCGTTTATCCGTACTTTTCGATGGTAATGAGATATATGGAACAACTGTTTGTTGTCCATTAATTATAAAATCTTTATACCTATTATATGTTTCTCTAGCCATTAGTTAAATGTGTTTTTACCATTAAATGTTTTTCTGTCATTATTACTATTAACACTACTGTATAAATCAAGAATTATTTTTTCATTTTCTGGAGTTGCCCCAATTGTAGTATAATTAAATTTTCTTACTTTACCTTTGGGGTACATTTTGTCTTCAATTCCATCAATTAGTTCTTTATATGTTTTATCTTTCTTTAAATTTTTAAAAATGTTTTCTTCTAATTTTAATTCTTTAGTATAATCTCTATCTAAATCATTAACTATCTTTTCAAATTTATTTATTAATTTAACTGGTGTGTTCCAATTTTTAAGTTCACCTGATATTATTGTGTCAATAAATTGTTGTTTTTTATCTTTGTTTGTTAATATTCTGGCCATAACCATAAAGAACATTTTATCTATAATTGGGTTTTCTGTTCCAAAAATTTCATTATCTTTAACCTTAAAATCACCAGCATCATATGTTTTTATATCAAAAATTTCGGTATCCCCAAGTAATTTGTTATAAGAATCAATTAGAAGTCTCACTTTTCCGTAGTCATCTTCCATTTCATCTTTCGTGTTTACTTGATTTTGAGTATTTTTACTAACTTCATTAGTTGGTGATAATTTATATATTCTTGGGTTTCCAGTTTCTAATATTTTACCATCAAGTAAAGTCAAAACTGTATTAATTTTTCTAATTGTTTTTACAAAATTTTCTTCAACCAAAACTAATTCTTGTGTTGTTGTTGTAATTCCATTAGAATACGTTGATTTTAAATCTTGTATATATTTTATAAGATTTGTTTTTACATTGGGTATTGGAGTATTTTCAGGATTTGTGAAAAAGTTATTAAGTTTTCTTATTAAAATATTAGTATCATCGTCTATCCTATCAATTATTTCTTTGAAAGTTTCGTCTAATAAACTTTCATATTCTGATTTACCAAAAATTTCAGCATTAGGTGAACTAATATCCCCAATAGCAAAATTTCTATTTTCATTTATTAATTGAACAACACCGTAGTTGTACGAATTATTTATACTTTCTAATTTATTTACCAATGTTGTCATATAGTCTTTAGTGACACCAATTAAACTATCCATAATTTTTTGGTAAGTAGTTTCACCAGTTTGACCCCCTGTTACCGGTATATTAGTTACAATTGTTCCAATTGGATTTCCACCTGGGTTTGGTGGAACTAATGTACCACCTTCACTTTTTTGTGTTGGCTGATTCAATAATAAAGCATCTACTATTTGTTTGTCTAAAGTTGAGGTATCTTCAGTTGGTGTTGCTCTTTCGTCATATATTTCAGTATTAGCATAAAAATTAAATGATAAGGCATTTTGTAATTGTTCTACAGGTTTTGATAATCCCATACCCCCAATTATATTGAAATTCATTGATACTTTAACCATCATTGGTTGTACACCAATACCTTCAGGGTTTAAATCAAGAAGATTATTATCATAAGTAAACCCCATTGTCGTTGGTATTATTTTAGTGTGATAGAAATCTCCGACTCTTAAAACTAAAATTGGTGGTGCTCCAAATGCTGTATTTATTGAGTCGTTATATTTAGGTTTACCATCAGTACCAATTATTGGTATAGTTTCACCAGGTCTAGTGCATTGGTTTAAAAATGTTAATCTGGCATTTAACCCTTCTGGAGTCATTGAGTGAAACGCTGGGTTAAAGTATTTAATTTTTTCTTTAAATGACGCATAAACCATTGGGGCTTTTTCTTCAATTAATTCAAAATAATCACACTCGGTTAAAAGATTCCTTAATATTTTTTTACCAATACCTTCCTTTAATTTTTTTATAACATCAACGGTTGGTTCTATTCTTGGTATTGGTTTCGGTATTGGATTTGGTTGTGGATTTGGTGGTGGAGGAGGAGGAGGTGGTGGTGGTGGTGTTATTTTTTCCAAATTTACATTTATATTTGAAATTCTTACTCTTCTACAAGCCATCGCATTGATAGAATAAACAGTACTTTCATTAACCCCTCCGTTTCCGCCAATTACATTTTTTCTACAATCAACTTCAAATCCATAATCACCGGTTTCACCCTGTGGTATTACAATTTCTTCACCCTCAGTCTTTGGGGGATTAATCTTAAATTGTTGACTGTCAAAAAATTTTTTCATTTTAACTCCGCCAACTTCATAGTTTTTTAAAAAATTTTCAATAGAACTTGTACGTCTTGCTGATAAACTTTTATTGTAATCAACATCCCCTAATGCTGAGGCCGAACCAACCATATCTATGGTTATGGTATTTTTAGCGTTACTACTTAACACGTCAAAAACTTTAGGTGCGAATTCGTTTATAAATGAATTAAATTGTTTAAAAATTACATTATTGAAAAAATCGGTAGTTTTTTTAGTTCTAGTACAATAGTCACTATAAGAAACTGTACCCGCCCCAATTATATCCGAAGGTATATTACCAGATTTTTTACAAAAAGATAAACTTGGATTAAAAATGGCGTCAGCTTTTGCTTGGTATTTATTAACATTAGTTGAACTACTATATGATGAATATGTTGACCCATATGATACTGAAGTTGTAGTTACCCGAACATTTTCTGGGCCTGGGACATCGTTTTCAAAGTAAAACGCCAAATTTTTGAATACTTCAAAATCCTTTGCTCTAGGATCATATTGTGGGTCTGGGTTTTTACCGACACCATTTACATTGCCTGTTCCTGTCTTATCTGCTTCCGGAACAACCGAAATTCCTTTGACAACCCCTAAATATTCTTCAGTTGTCAATCTTGGATTATTTAATATTTCTTGGTAGGTATATAAATCCGATAATGGAATTGTATTAAATTTTTTAGCCAATTCATATATATCATATTTAACACAACCGGCAAAAAAAGAATCCATAATTGAGTTTACTCTTTCATCATTTTTATTTTTAAGTTGTTTATCAACTAATAAATTTATAACGGACGGATTATCAACAATAATAGTCCAACTTAAATTACCACTCCTACTAGTGTCTTTATAAGTATATATTGGTTCAGGTCTTCCTAAAAATGATGTAGGTGTAAAATTAGGTGTACTTGAGTCACTAAACGTTAAATTATATGGAGGAAACCACATAACCCTACCACCATTTGGACCCTTCTCACATACTGGTAAATCATCGTAAGTGTATCCAGGTCTACTAGATGTTCTCCAAGCTAAATTCTCAATTGAGAACATATATTTTTTAGCTATAAAATTACCTTTTGCGTCTCGTTTAATATTTGTTGAGTTATCCCCTTTAATTGGGGCTATATTCAAATTATATGTGTTATCTAATACTGAATTGTTAAATTTTCTTCCACTCTTGGTTATCCCATCACTCTTTTGTAAATCAGCGTAAGTGTAATATGGTGTATCTTTTGTAAAAAGACGGCAATACTCAATACCACGTTGTTCCCCAGTTGTATTGTCAGTATATGAAACAACCTTAGAACCTTTAGTTATTTCCTTATACCCATCATTGAATACTTTACTAACTTGATTAATTGCATTACCAACGTGTTTTAATTTAGTAACACCAGCAACATTGTCGGCAGAATCAATTAATCTCTGTGTGTTATCTAATATTGAATCTTGTTTAAAGGTAACATTTGTTGATTCATCTCTGCTATATTGGGCTGTGATAACATTGAATTCTTTATCTTTAGAACCTTTCCCACCACCAACAGTTGCCTTGTATCCCGCAGCCCCTTTATATTTTGGTGATGTCCAAACAAATTGACCTACAATACCACCATCGTCAGAATAAGACTTACCAGCTAATCCGAAATTTAATTTATTTTCATTTCCTTCATATAGAATACCTAATTCAGATGGTCCATAAACATTGGTTTGAACTTGTTTTCCTCCAGCATTAACTGGTATTTGATTAGGGGGTGAGGTGATTGTTGACGGTTCGGAAGTTCTTGACCCCACATAATATCCACCCCTTAAAGTCCCATTTTCTGGGTTTATTGAACCAAGGGTGTCTCTTATTATTTGACCAAACCCTCTTTCATAAAATGGTTGGTACTTATTATAATTAATAGTTTGGAACAATACGGAACGTTGTCCACCACCTGTGTTTGATAAAAATATTTCTGATGGGTTTCTATTCGTATTTAATATTGGTCCTAAAAATCCACCAGTTAATCTGTTTATTACATTTAATGCTTGAGTTGTTTGTCTAGACATACCAGCTCCTGGTTCATTCTCTAAGAAGTAATCACCAGGTATTAATGAAAAAGGTAAATAAGCACCAGTTAGTCTTAATGCCAATTCAGCTCCAGCTGTCACTGGATTTTCAGGAACTGTAATTCTGTAATCCCTATATACTAACGGTTCTCTACCACTCGCAACTAAACTACCTTCAAATGGGTCTGATAATACATCTAAATTTACTGAACCCAAAGTTCTTTGAAATAACTCGGCTTCAATCCTTGCTTGGATTGCAAACTTAAGAGACTCCGCACCTAATTTGGCAATAAATGAATCTTGAGATAACAATCCATCAGAACCCGTAGGATTGTTTGATAATAATATATTATAAGGAGAATATGATGACGGTATAAATGTGGGTGGATTCCAATACGGAACATATAGTCTATTGTTATTTTGAATTGAATCAATAACAACCATATTATTAAACCCTCCAACGGGACCATATCTATTTTCAATATACGCAGCATCAATATAAAATTCATTTACCAAGTCTAATACCGTATCATTGAGATTGTATTCACCTTGGTTTGGGGTAACAGGTAAGTTATTATTTATAACGGTATTTTGGTATCCGTTATTAGGTCCGTATTCGTTTAATGTTTGAGTATTTCTGACAAATGGATTCTGACTAATAAGTTCATTTGGTGAATCAACTACATTAAAATTTGACACAGATGTTTCATAGTTCTGAGGACCAGATGGTGGTGTATATAAACCACTAACACTATATGGGGGTAAGTTTCTAGTAATTAAACTATTTCTAAAACTTGAACTATTAACAAAAGATAATATACTATCAGCCATTATTTGATTTTATAATAAATAGATATTTTTTATTTTTTTACGAGTTCTATTTCACCTCTTTTAATAGCTTCAACTAATGCTTGGTCTAATTTTCCTCCTTTTATCCAATTTAATAACATTTGTTCTTCTGCGGGTGATTGAAGTCCAGTTACACTTAATTCCATTTTCAATGGTTTACTAAAATTTATTTCCCCACTTGAATTAGCTCCAGTTTTTGGTATTTCTACTACTTTTTCTATTTCTTTTTTCGCCGCAGTTGTTTCAGTAGAGGTTTTTAGATTATTATTTGTAGCTTTTACTGTTTCAGTTAATGTTGTAAACTCTTTTTCCAAACCTTCTTGTTTTGCAACAAATTCACCAGTTTTTGTTGCTAAGGTAGTCATAACACCAATTAATGGATTAGTTGATTTACCTAAATCACTTAAAGCAGTATTCGCCCCTGATATTACATCACCCAACGCAGCGTCAGACCATTTTTTACCTTCTGACTCAGCTTTAGTTAATGAACCAACTAAATCACCTTTTTTTATTCCTTCTAATAAATCTTGACCTATTTTGTCCCCAGTTTCTCTAATTGTTGGGATTTGCAATCTTTCACCACTAACTAATTTTGGGATTACTTGAGATAGTTCTATATTGGCTTTATTAGCCATTTCTTGAGTGTCTGAACTAGCAACAGCTGCCCCTACTCTATTAGCTATGGATTTAACATTTGCTAATACTGACTCCGAAACGGTTAATTGTCCTTTCGCAATATCTTCCATTGATTTGGGTTTTGAGTCTTCCAAGAATTTTTTATATGTCTCAGGTTGTTCTTGGAACAATTTCATTGCCTTATCAATACCCATATCTTTTCCGTCCAATCGTAACATATATTCACCACCTTCACCCATTTCAGCCATATTGGCAACAAATTTTCTTTGTTCTTCGGTGAATGTGTCAGGGAATGATATTTTCTTTAATTTATCATCCATTTCTGCCGCAGATTTTGCCATTTTTGCAAAAGCTTCTGGTTGCATACCAAGAGCTTGTGCTACTTCTTGTAATTGTCGTTTAGCCCCTGGTGCTATTTGGAATGACTTTGTTTTTTCATTAAACTCAACAAAGGTCTTACTCATTTCAGCCATTTGGTTTTGTAATTCCGCTGGGTCATTTTGAGCTAAATCCATTAATCTTAGTGGGTCTAACAAATCACTCTGAGCCATACCAAGTCTTTGTAATGCCGCGGCCATCTCAATAGCACTTTCAGGTTCAAATGTCTTAGACATTGTATTTTGAATATCTTTAACAGTAATTCTTAAATTTGTTGCTTGAGTTGCCATTTTAGCTAAACCCTCAACACCTCCGGCAAAATTATACTTATCCATTAAACCCATATTACTCATAACCTCACTGGATACGGTTTTGACATTTATACCCGATTCTCTAGCGGTATCAACAACCTTTTGCATATTTTGACTAACTTGATATACTGAAAACCCAGCATCTTTAAATCCATTAATCAATGTAGCATTTTGAACTCCAGTTACTTGTGCTGTTGCGTAAAGTTTAGCGTAAGAATCTGATGTTAATGTAATATTTCTATTTAGTGCCTTACCAACGTCTAATGCTAATGTAGCAACATCATCAAGTCCTCCACCTAATTGAGTTACACTAACTACAGCATCGGCCATAGATTTTTTAAGTTCAACAATGTTGTCACGACCTAATCCAAATGCCTTTGTTGCCGCAATTGCTTTATTTTCATATTCTTGAATTTGTTTAGAGATATCTGTTGTTCTAAAATTCGATAGGAATGCAGAACCTACGACTTCAGCATATTTACCCAAAGATTTAAAGACATCCGTAAACTTTTTTTCATCATCACCCATACTATAACATTTAACATAAATACACAAAAAGACTAATTTATTAATTAGTCTTTCGGTGTATTGTACTCAATTATTTTATCAATCAAATATTTTCTCATATATGTAGGCATAATCCAAAAATCACTCCAAGATAATCCTAAGTGTTTTGCCATAACATAATATTCATCCAATAATAGCGTTCCGTAATTAGAAGAAAGGACGAAAAAACTCCGCCCCAAAAGTAACATCAAATGTTACTTTTTCTCCTGATGGGGCTAAAATTGTTTTACTTAAATCTAATGATGGTTGATTATCCTTAATAAAATTTCTTATATATTTTGAATCAGAAATTGGTAGACTTTCAATGAATAGTGAAATGTTTCCTCTATCGGTATCTCCGTTTATTTCTTGAACTATTTTATTTAGTCTCCAAGTAATTTTAGGTATAATTAAATTAGCTGGGTATTGTTCTGCCATTTTATCTAAATCATTTATTTCACCATAAGTTAAAGGTTTTAATTTTACAGTTACACCTGTTTTGGGTAAAATTGTCGTAAATAAACCATTTTCATCAGGTAATTCTTTTGGTTGTTTGATATTTAATTCATCTAACAATAGATTGACTGTAAATGTTTTATCTGTTTTTGGATCGGATAGAGATATTGTGTATTCTGGACCAAAAGCAGTGTTTCTCAGAAATATCAAAAGTGCTTCAATGTCACCCTCTAATAATTCATCAGGTTTTAAATCAGGTTCATATATTTTATTTCTTAATAGGGTTAGGATTATATTACCCCCATTTATTTGATTTCCTGACACTAAAGAATTTTCATCACTAGCTGTAAGATACCCAACTTTTATTGATTTCTTTTTTGATTTATAAAATTTACCCTGAGATGGTAGTGGTACTAAATCGTGAGGTAAACTAAAATTCATTTGTCCATAAGCTTCAACATTCATAATTGTTTTTTTTTAAAAAAATAAAAAAAAAATCCTAAATGTAAACGATACATTTAGGATTGAAAATAACGTGATTATAGTATATTAGTATACTAAAATACATCTATCCATTTGTAATTGGATGTCAATACCCGCAATACCTTCTTGAGAATAACCTAATTGACCGAAGTTAGCTGAAGTAATGAAACAGCCTTCTAAAATCCATTTTTCAACAACAACTCCAGTTGGGTCTAACATTTCCAAATCAACATTCTTTTTATAACCCGCAGCATAACCCATACGACCTGTAACTGATTCAGCACAAAGACGAACCCACTCCATAACCGCTTGTGCCGCCGAAGGACCTATTGGGTCTCTTAATTTAACTGTAATTGGGCTCCATTTGAATCTACCAGCAACATAAGTTGAAGTGTTTAAAAATTGGATTTCAGTTCCCCCAACGGTGAATGTCGGTCTACTACCACTTTCTACAAACCATTCATTAATTCCTAATGAAGATGGAAATCTGAAAATAAACCTATTCTGTCTTTTCGGTTCATAAGGAACCGGCATTTTCATTAATAAATCAGCCATTTTGTATTGTTTTAGTTTTGTTCATTTATTTTATTATAAATATTATGTAGTTGAAAATTTTTCTATTTACTTTTATTTGAAAAATAATTATCCATTAATTAATCACATTATATATTAGTTATTATATATAATTTTAATTATATTAATAATTAATTATCTATTTCTATATTAATATATTTTTTCTTAACATCTTTAGGATTTGAAGTATCATATATTACAAATTTAACTTTAGGATATTTCTTCAATAATTCTTTCCTAATGAATTCTTCCATTTTTTTGATGTTACCTAAATCATCATCACTGAATCCAATTTTAACTCCCTCTCTATCTGGGTGGTCAACCAAATCCTCAACCTTTTTAACAACACTTTCAACATATTTCTCAAAAGCCATTGTCTTTGCTACTTCAGGGTTTTCAGCACCACCTTTTGATTGGTATTCAGTTTTAAATTCTTCTGAAGAAACTGCCGATAATTGTTGGTCACTTATATAGTCATCAATACTTTTATATTTCTTTTCTTTTAAATTTTTATTCATTGTTTCTTTTTCTTCATCAGAGAAAGTCATATCAATTAAAACTTTTATACCCTTTCTTAAAGAATCTTTACTTATACCACGAGCTGTAATGATTGAAAAATCATATCCATTTATTAAAGCTTTTTTGAACTTTTTGAAACTAGGTCCAAATTCATTAGCATTAATGGCATCTTTAGTATGTTGAATAAAAATTTCAGTTTTAAAATCTTTAAAGGCGTCATTTGGATTATTGTTTTTTAATCTCAATTTTTCCCCATCAAGTTCATGTCGTATCTCTCTAAACTTTTCTGTTGATACTTCATAATCTTTCCAACCACCATTTGATTTTTTCTCCAAATGTATTTTTGTTGGCATATTTAAAACATTATCATCCCAATCAAATGAATAACCCTTTTCATAAAATTCACTTAATATTCTCCTATATTGGTTTTCAGTTACTAATATTCTCATAATTAATTTTAATAATAAATATCATTTTACAATAAAAAAAATGGGGAGAGGTTAAAACCTCTCCCCATTATCGGTTATTCACACAATAATTCAAACTTTAATGAACCACAATCCCAAATTCTATCATAGCCTTTTAATTTCATTATTTCCCATTCAGTCATGTCTTTATTGTAACCTTCTTTAACTAACACATCCTTTCTAAACACAAATCTATGATGTCTATTACCCCGTATTTTTCATACATGGCTTGTTTTGAATTATTAATTCTATTTTTCTTGTTCTCCTCATTTTGATTCCAAAGTACCCTACATTCATTTGAACAAAGGTTTCTTTCGTGTTTTTTTCTTTCCGTAAAATTATTACCACATTGAACACAAAATCTTTCCTCTCTTACACTTTCATCTTTTTCCTTACCGAGTAATTTATTTTTTTTCGCATATTCAAAATAACAAGTTCTATCACAGAATTTCTTATCTCTATGTTTATAATCAGTAATAAACATATTTGAACAACTCGTACATTTTAATTCAACTTTCATAGGTAAAATATTTTTAAATGTGACTAACACTTATCTACACATAAATATAATAAATTTTATTAAAAAACAAAAAACCCTCCTTAAAATTTAAGGAGGGATAATTAATTATAAGGTTAAAAAATATTAAATATTCTCAAATGAAGCACCTGTTGGGGTGATGTAAAAAGTAATATCTATAAATTCTAACGCTCTAGTTGGTTTGATGTATATCTTACCTGTCAATTGGTTTCTATCCAAATCAGCCGGATCTGAAGAAACTGTTACACGGAAATCGTATAAACCTCTATCTCTTCTGATAGCGTCTAGGATTGGATTAACCGCATCCAAGAAGTCTTGTCTAACCTTGGCATCGTTTTGTTCGAATAATAACCTTACAGATACCGCAGAAATCAATTTACGTGCTTGTAATAACAATCTTCTAACATTGATTCTGTCCAATGCTGATTCTCTAATTTGTAAAGTCTTGTTACCCCAAATTACAGTTCCAACATCAGAGAAAGTCGCAATAGGATTAATTCTACCTTTGTATAAAGTATCTCTTTCTTCTTGTGTTAGTTTTCGTCTAGCCTTAACTGCATTAACAATACCACGAGTATAACCTGCCGCAGCAAACCAAGGAAAAGCGATATTGTCAGTTAATGCTAAGTTTCTACATACCTCCGCAGTTGGAGGAATATAAACCTGAGTGTTATTAACCGTGTCTCTTGTTAATACCCAAGGATAATATGTTGCCGTATAATTAGAATCAATATTACTTTCTTCCAAACTATCAACCGCTTCTTGAGGGAAAATACTATTGATTGGGTCACTAGTATTTGGTGCTAACATATTATAGTCGGGTGTTGTACAAATATATATTGAGTCAGCCCTATCAAACTCTACCATTTCTATTGCCGCCTCAACTAAGTTAGAATTAAATACATAATCAATACCTGGTGTTGTGAAAACATTAATATTAACCGCTTCTGGATTTGAAAATGTTTGTTGAGCTAACAAGTAAGCATAATAGTCAGTGTTAGCGTAATCTTCACTATTATTACCAACTGTAATACGTTTAAATGTTCCATTACCAGTCGCAGTTGGATATCTTAATGATGTACAAACACCTCTTAAGAAACCAGATCCACCTAATCTGAATTCATCACCATTTGATCTTCTTTCTCTATACACATCCCAACCATCAAAACCGCCTCGACACAATAAAGTAAATTTACGTGCGTTTAACCTATAATATGGATTTGTCGCATTTTCTGGGTCTGTGATAAATTCACCAGAACCAACTTGGAACGCGGATGTACCACTAGTTGTAAAGAAGTTAGATATTGTAATAGCCGAAGCGTTTTTATCCATATGGAAACCTTGAGTTTTAAACGCCCAATTAGTACCAACACCTTCACAAGTATCTATTGGATTTTGTTTTCCTTTATATCCAAAGAAATCAATATCATATCCAATAGTATCTGAAATACCTAAATATGTTCTTTTTACATTATCCCCACCACTTCTAGATATATCATCTGCACCCGATATTAAACCAAATGGTGGATTGTATATAACTTCACCAGGGAAATCATATTTTGTTTTATAAATTGGGAATGGAGATTTAACGCCAGCATACTCCCTAAACATATAACCTTCAAATCCACAAGGTAAGGCATCAGTTGGAGCATCTTCATTCATCTCCAA